AGCGGCTGACGGCCACGGAATTGGAAGCAAAGTCGGCGTGAGGGTAAAATCAGGCGATGAACCAAAAGCCCACCGAGACCGGTTATTACTGGTACAAAGAAAAGGGGAGCCAAAAATTCCCCAGGGACTGGAGCCCGGTCTACGTCTATCAGGAAGAGCACCGCATTCAATTCAAAGAGGGGATCCCCCCGGACGATGGCTGGCGCGTGATTGGCATCGGTTGGGAGATCGAAACCTACATGTCGCTGTGCGACGGCGAATGGGGCGACCGAATCCCGGAGCCGCCGGCTAACTCGGCGGATTGACGATCCGGTCGCCAGCGATGACAAGTTCGCCGGCCTCGGTGCACGTGATGAGCAAAGCCGGTCGTTGGCCGAGCGGATTCGGAGTAATGGCCGTTGTCGTCACCTTGCCATCGGGCGTCACGATGTTGAGGTTCTTGCCGTCGACCGCGTAGAAGTTCTCGCCGTCGGTGTCCCAGCCTGTGATCGAGTTCGGGAACGCCACGACCCATCGTTGTGTTAACGGAATCGTGGTCGGCGGAATGATGGGTGTGCCCGGGTCGTACCGACCGAACCCGGTGCCAAAGGAGAGCCCGAAACTTCCGTCCGCGTATCGGAAAGCTCCGATGCCTCCGTTCCCATAGAAGTAGGTGCAGACCACCGCTCCAGTGTCCGGGTCCAATTGGGAGGTTTGAAGCTCGCCGATCGGCACGCCGTTGAACGTGCTTATGTTTGAGACATAAGGAAGATTCTGAGCATCGACAAAGAAGTTCTGTGCGAGAGTGGAATCACCGTTGCCGCCGATCGGTCCCATCGTCTCAATGCTGGCAACCCAAATGACAGACCCGTCGGTCGGGTCGATCTTCGCCAGATACGGAGCACCGGCGTATCCCGAACCGGCCATGCAGTTCCAGAGGTAGAGCTGCGTTCCGTCATCGCTGAAGCATGGAATGCCGCCGGTCGGCGTGATGAAACGCTGGATGCTGATTACGACGAAAAAAGTGGAGTCGATCAGGAGGGACAACGACGCCGCGAACGGAACGGAGAACGTCGACCGCCAAATGGCCCCGTCGAAGGCCGCGTTCACGTCGGCCTCGGCTCCAGAGAACGTGAAGTTGCCCTGCCCGTTCTCTCCGCTCGTGAAGGTGAGATTCTTGATCGTCGACAACAGAAGTGTTGCGTCTGGCGCCGAGACCACGACTGTGATTGTTCCGGTCGCCACGAATGAGATTGTGTCGTCTCCGCTGTCTTCCGAGCCGAAGGTGTAGCTGCCATTCTTTTCCATCAAAACTTGTGCCGGCGCGGTGAACGATGGGTCACTTCCGCCCGAGTGTTGCCCAAAGTTCCAATCTCCCGGGGGGGCATAGGCGGTGCTCGGGTCTTCCCCCCAGAAAACGTTGCCCGCGGAGCCAATGGCGTACGGGTTGAGGCTCACCGACGGGCAAGATGCTGTAAGCGTGTCGACCGAATGGCTCTGATCGTTGAACTCGCCCTGTGGCCCTTGGCCCACGACCCAGATCTGGTCCTGGCCAAGCCCGGAATCGATCAGCGTGAACGGCGGAGGGATCGGCGGCGACGGGGGCGTGAATCCGCCCGTGAAACAAGCAGACGGGCACACGGCCGTCCCGTCGGCCGACGAGCAGACGACGTGCGATGCGTTGGCTGTGCCAGTCCAACTGCTCGCGACAACGAACGGACCTGGATAAGTCGGGCTGGGCCCGAAGTTGTTGCCGAGGATGTTCGGGTCCGGAACTCGCCACGCCAGCGAACCAGAGAGATTGAAGCCTTGGACTTGTCCCCAGCCTTGGGTGAGGTTGGCGTTGAGCTGACCCACCCAATAGACGAACCCGTTGGCGTCTCCACCCACCGCATAGCATTGGACCGATATCGTCTGCGGCGGCTCGACTGAGAGGCCCTGGAAGGCATCGTAGGTCTGGATCGTGTTGCCGTCTGTGGACAGCTTCCGATGCGTGACGGCGGTGTTTGTGACCGAACAGCAGTGGCAGTGCCAGAAGAAGAGCGGCACGCAAACACAGCAGAGCAAGAGCGCGGTCAGCACAAGACCTCTCCACGGCAAATGACGATATCGGCCCCGCAGGGCCGCCGCCCATGGCTGTGGTTCATTATCGACGGGTCAACAGAAATCGAATCCCAGTCAATCGGGATCGTCCCGTCGATCGACCAGTTAAATCCAATCTCGAAACTCCAAAGGTGCCGCGCTTCGTCCTTAGGCTCCCGAATTCTCCCCTTCGCATGAATGCGGTACGGGTGGCCACACCGAGGACAGTCGAACGAGATTTCCAGCACGTCCGGCTCTGCCGTGATTCCAATCGCCGGATTGAGCGTCGAAAGTTTCATCTCAGCACGGGTCCGCGACGAACATCTGCCAGAACCCCTTCCCCGGGATGATCGACTGGCCGTTGGGGTTCCACCACTTGCAGAGCACCAGCTTGCCGGCGGGAATCAGCGTCATGCGGTTGACGCACGACAACTGCCGCTGGTTGCCGTTGGCATCGAACAGGTTGGTCAGGTTGACCGTGGCCGATGCGTTGGCCGGCGCGTCGTTGGGCAGAATGCCCTCGGCCATTCGCTCGAAGTAAGCGGAGGTGAACAAGAGGCCGTTGATCGGCGTGACCGTGATGAACGTGTCGACCGGGATATAGCTGTTGGAAGCCAGGTTGCAGACGTACTCGATGTCGCCCGGTCCGGCGTCCGAGCTGCACCAGTTTTGTGCCGCCGAGCCGAGCGCCCCGGTGTCCGGGACCGTATAGTTCATGTCGGAGATCAGCCCGGCCGGATAGATGTTCGGCAACGACTCGATGTAGGGGTAAGTGCCGTCGACGTCGGGAGTCGTCTGATAGAGCAGCGTTTCGGCCGCTTCGAGCGCGACAATGTGCCGCCCCGATGAATTGACCATCATCGCCATGTTGGAGGAAACGATGCTCTGCTTCCGCAGCTCGTCGATCATCGCCTGGACCAACTCGGCCTTGAGAACGTCCCCTCGTTTGAGGGTCTGTTCCAGGATTTGGCTGAAGCTGGTGGGCATCGTTGCGGTTTAGAGAGAGGGCGTCGGCAGTTGCGGCGGCGGCGGCAACGTGCCTGGCTGCTGCTGTGGGCTGTTGGGAATGAACAATTGGCTCTGGAACTGCGAGAAGGCTTGGGAGTTCGCGTAGAGCTGCGGAACGGTGTTTTCCCATTTGCCGGTGGAGGGACGAAACACCTGGTTCCACAACTGGCTGCGGATGTCGAACGCCAGCTCCACGGTGCGGGCCTGCTTGAGAATCACATTGCCCGTGGTCGGGTCGCCGGCCATCGACGTGGTGTAGTCGGTCGTGGCCCCGGTGAAGAGGGCATAACCCGGCTGCACGCCCAGAAACGTGTCCGGGTTCACCGGATTCTGGCTCATCGTATAGAGGAACGGCTCGTTGATCTGCATGTCCTGGGGCACCATCGGGAAGCCGAGCTTGAGGATGATGTGCCCGATCCAAATCGTCGTCGGGTCGGTCTTGTTCTTGTGATCGCTGTTCCACTGGAACGAGTTGGGCGGAATCGACATGATCTCGCCACCGTATTCGAGCTTCTTCGTATAGACCGTCTGAAACTGCGCGTCCTGCTGCTCGAAGCTGAGCGACTTATAGTTAATCTCCAGCAGGCACCACTGGTTGAGAATCATGCCGTCGGCGGGATCAAACGAAATCTTGTCTGTTTCGCTGAAGGGGCGGACGTTGATTTCGTTGACGTAGATGAACGAGCAGCGCGGGTGCGACGGCGGCAGGTAGAGGATCATGTTGCTGACGGAGCCCTGCGTGGACCACCACAGCTTGCCCGCCAGGGTGACAGCGTCCTGGCCGCGGCAGCGAATCAGTCGCTGCGCGGTGACTTCTTTCTGCCCGAATTTATAGATCCCCGAGCCCTTCGACTCGTAGGCCTCGATCCCGTACATCTGTCCCATTGGCGACTCCCGTAGCGGCTTTATCCCAGAATTGCTGGCCCGGAGTTGGGGCGCAGCCAGCCCTGCTCGGATAGCTTTTGGAGCAGCTGTTTCTGCTCGGCTGCTTTCTGGTTCGCGGCCCGGGCTTCCTCAAGGTGTTGCTTTGCGATGGCCGCTGCGTCCTGCCCCACCTTAAGGTGTTGTTGTGCGACGCCAAGCACGGCGTGTGCCGCGTCGTTCTTTGATATGTCCTCTTGCACCTTCTTCCAGGCTTCTGTCAGCGACGAGAACGAAATCTCCTCGTGCGGCCGGCGGGTTTCGTCGGGCGATCCTCCTGGGGGCTTCTTCTTGGGGATCCATGCCGACGTGTCCCAGGGTTCTGGCGGTTTCTCGTTGTGCTTGCGTTCCGTGTCGGCGATCCTCTTGTCGATCTCTGCCAGCTCGGAATCGATGGCTTTGGTGAGTCCGCCCTTGTTGGCGATCGATTTGCGGAAGGCGTCGGCCCCTTCCTTCTGCGCCTTAATGAACTCAGCGAACGCATCCTTATTGGGGGCGTTTTGCTGACCGGCCAGGGTATTGTTGAAAGCGTCCGAGAATGCACCGGTGATTCCAGCGGGGCTCCTGTTGGGATTCTGGTAGCGCCGGCCATCGATGATCACATACCGCTTATCGCTCTCTTCCAAGGCGGCTGCGATTCCTGCCGCAGTTGCCTTGAAGACGTTGATGAGTTCAGTGAGTCCGCCCTTGATGCTGTCGATGATCGTAGAAAAGAAAGTCTTGAGCCCGGACCACACGCCCACGAATGTGCCTGCCCAGCTGGTGAGCGGGGCCTCCATCTGGGGGAACGCCGTTAAGAACCCCTTGACTATCAATAGGGCCGTTTTCTCGATTTCGTCTTTCAGGTTGCGGTATACAAACTTAACCTTTTCGACTCCGTCCTCCATCTTCTTCCAGACTGAGCTCATCTTTTCGCCGAAGGTTTCCCCTTCGCCAGTTGCCTCCACGATGATCGCTGCGACTCCGGCGATGGCGGCGATGGTGATGCCGACTGGTCCCGTGAGAAACGTAAAAGCAGCCCCCAATGCCGTTATGCCAGCGATGAACGCCGGGATTACCGTGCTCGTAATGGCACCGAAGGCCGCCACTCCCGCGGCGATACCTGCGATGGCGGCAACAACCGCGGCGCCCGTTTCGATGCCCACCTTGTGCTCATCCCAAAATCGCTTAATCGACTCCTTGGCGGATGTTGCCCACTCGTGCACACTTTTAATCCCCTCCTTGAGGCTTTCAAAGATGTCCTTGCCGCTATCCATCGCGTCGCCCAGATCGAACACGTCGATCAGCGTTGCGCCCAGTTCCTTGATAGCGCCCTTCACCGATTCGGAGAGGATGCCCCACTTGCCCATCGCCGTGGCGAGATACTTATCCGTGGCGTTGGCGTACTGGCCGGTCCCTGTGGTCAGCCCGACGAGTGCCTTGTTGAACGTCGCGAACGAGATCTGCCCGGCCATGGCCAAATCGTCAATCGCGTCGATCGGCACGTGCATCGCGTCGGCGAGCAGCTTGTAGATCGGGACGCCCCGCGCGGCGAGCTGGTTGATCTCACCAAAGCTCATCACGCCGCGATTCTGGGCTTTCCCAAAGGACATGGCCAATTCATCGATCGGAACTTGGGTTGCCTTCGACAGGTTGCCCAGCATTTCCAGTTGCGGCACCACGCTGCCAACCGACGAACCGAATGTCAGCAGCTCCCGCGCGGCCTTGTTGACGTCCGCCGTCTCGAAGGCCTTCGAGATCTTGCTCTTTTCCAGCTCCTCCATCACACGCTTGGCGTTTTCCGCTGACCCTGCCACGATCTCGAAGCCCGCTTTGGCCGCTTCGGACTGCATGGCCAGCTTCACGCCCCAGCCGACCAGCGCCCCCTCGGCCAGTGGCCCGATCCACTTTTCGATCAGCTCGCCGATCGAATGGGCCTGCTCTTTGATTTCGTCCATCCGCTCTTTGATGCGGTGCAGACCAGACTCGGCGTGCTCGGTGTCGGCGGCAACGTGGATGTGGGCCTTGGCCCCGACTTCGCCGATGTGCTTGCCCAGTTCCTGCGTGGACTTCACGGCCTCTGCGGTGTTGGCCGAGACGTTGATCGACGGCACTTCCAGATTAGAAATCTGGCCGGGCAAGTCATTCAAAGCGCTGTCGAACTGATCCTGGTTGGCAGCAATCTCGACAATCGCGCGGGTGAGTGTTTCGTCGGCCACTGTTAATTAACCGATCCTGTTAAGCCGCTTGAACTCGCGCATGGCAACGACCGCGTCCGCGTGCGACACGCCGGCATGGCCGCCTGTGCCGCCTGTCTCGTCCGTGAACTCTTTCATCCGCAGCGCCAGTTCGAGTTGGTGCCAGGTCAGCCGGGCCACGTCCGCGGGTTGCATCTCGAAATAAAACCAGAACCGAGCGAACACCCGCTCCCAATCGATCGGTTCGGCTACTTTCCCGAGTCGTCGCCTTCCTCTCCCTCCTTGGGCTTCTCGCCCTTCTTTTTCATGTTGAGCTCGTTGAAAGCCTGCTGGATCTCCGGCACGTCCTCAAACGTCACGGATTTCTGGATCATCTCCCGCGTGACCTTGGGGTGATTGGCCTCGATCGACAGGGCCAGCATCTCGCAGATGGCGGGGAAGGACTTGAGCCCGGCGTTAAAGCCGTCGGAGCCCAGGAACACGCCCTCCGATTCCTTGACCGCTCCCTCCCAGATGATGCGGCGAGCCTCTTCCGGGAGCACCAGCGAGTCGGCTCGAGCCTTGGCCCGCAAGATCGGCTGGTTGCGGAGAAAGTCTTCGAGCTTGCCGAACTGGCCGAGGTTCAGCGGGGCCAGCGTGTACGAAACGCCGGCTACCGTGACGCTGCGGGTCTTGGTGCCGGCCAGATCCACGAGAGACGTGCTCATGCCAAAAGTCTTTCAAAGAAAAGAGGACTGGGGTTGCGCATTTGTTGGGCGTCGGCCATTGCGCTGCCGACGCAGAGCCGAAGGCACCAAGCGACCATTGGTCGCCTAGCTGTCGATGTTGGCCGTGGGCTTCGTGCAGGCCAGCGTACCGGTGAAGTCGACGGAGTAGGTCACCTTGCCGGCCACGACCAGATCGACCTTCACCTTGTCGACGATGATGTTGCCGGAGTAAGTGCCGTTCGCGCCGGCCGTGTTCTCGACCATGAACTGCGCAGCGATGATCGCGCCTTCGTTGATGTCCGGCGGATCGACGTGCGGGTTTTGCGCGGCGTCGTAATTCGCGTCGAACGAGCCCGACCAGCCGTGCAGACCGTCGGCGTACTCGTACGCACCGCCCGACTCGCTGCCGGTGACGTCCTGCTTGTCGGCTTTCATCTCCAGGGAGAATTTCGTGACGGCGACGATCGTTCCGTCACAAGTCACTCGCCCGTTTTTACCTGCCAGCTTGCGAGGCGTTGTCATGTCTGCTCCTTATTGCGGGTTGACCAAGCGTTGCATGTGCACGCGATACTCGATCGTGCCTTTGAACAAATTGCGGTTGACCGGATCTTGAGTCACCCAGTCGTTGAGGTATTCCAGCCACTGCATCAGCGGGTTGTCGCCGTACTCCACCTTCACGGCGTCGATCGCCGTCTTAAACTCCTCCACGATGGCTTCGGCGGTAGGGCGATCGGACGCGAAGGCATCGACTGAAATCACCTGTGTGTCCGTGCGGGCCTGACCTTCCTCGTCAGCCGTGTTCCATTCGTCGGCTTGTGCCGGCGTCGTTTCGTCGATCGAGGCGTACGGGTTGACCTGCAGCGTCTGCGGTACCTGGCCGACGACGATCCGGCTCTGTGGCACCGTCGTCACGGTGTTGAGCGCGTTGCGGATCATCAGGGTTGCGCGCATGGAGCCCCCTTGTCTCGCCAGCGCTTGGCAGCGTTATATCCCAGCACTTCCGACCGCCGCTCTTCCAGCAGTTCGCCCGAAGACAACGCCTCACCGGAGCGCGGGTTCCGATTGCGGCAGACTCGCTCGCGCATTAGAGCGATCCGCTGCTCTCGGCACGCTTCGCTGTGCGGGCCGCTTTCGTCCCCACGGCGGTCGTCGTATTGGGCGCAAAAGTTGATTGGCGGCTGTGACGCTTTCACGATCGCCCTCCGGTCAAAAACAGACCCACTTGCCGGCGGTATTTCTCCCAGGTCACCCGGATCCATGGCCGGGCGGCCATGAACTTGGAGCCGTCCTCCAGGATCAGCCCGTAGTCGGCCGTGGCCGTGAGGCCCACGCAGCCTACCGGGTTGTCGTCCGTCGGCGGGTCGATCACCACGTTGTCATGCAACTGGCCGCTGACCAGCTTAGGCGGTTCGCCCGGCGCGCTCGGAAACTTCCCGCCCGGATTGGGCCGGCTGATCACCCGCTGCAACTGCTGCTGGATGAACAGGCAGGCATACATCACGTTCGTTTTCGAGGCCCGGCGGACCTTGAGCTTGAGCGCGTTACCGTTCCAGGATTCGATCTTAACTTTGCCCAACTAGCGGCTCCTTCAGCGTGACGACGCTCATCAGCGAAGTCAGGGTCTGCCGGTTCTTCACCTGCTTGATCGAATAGACGCCGCCACAAAAGCGAATCCGATGGGCCGTCGTCAGTGGCAAGTCCGCCAACAGGAAGATCTCGTGCGTAACCGTCAGGCGGCGGGTATCGGCGTTGATCTCCAGGTCCTGGTCGAGCGGCTGCACGCGGGCGATCTGCCGCGGATAGAGGACCACCCACTGCTCGGACGCGGCCCCCGTCGTGTCGACCGTGGACTGGTTCGCCACTTCGATATCGACAAGGTCCTGCAGCAGGTACTCGATGATGAAGTTGCGACAGAGGCAGACGTAGACGCCCGACATGCGATCGAGCGTCACCGCGATCGTGATTAGCTGCTCGCTGCCAACTGTGATCGTGTCCCGCAGCTTGGGAATCCAGGTGTTGACCTCCTTCTGCGGCAGGATCAGCTTGACGTCCCGCGTGGTGTAGACCCCGTTCGAGCGCGCGGCCTCCCGCACCGAGATCGTGCTCCGCTGGACGTTGTTGACCTTCTGCTGCTGGATGGTGCCGGCGCGCGACAGCACCAGACCTTGCAAGAGGCCGTCAATGCTCAAATAGTCGGAGGTCAGGTCGACGCTCATTTAGCTCACGCCAGGATGCGGGTCTCGTGCTCCCACGGGCCTTCTTCTTCTTCCATGACTTTCAGTTGCGCCCAGTCGATCTGTTCCTTCAGATACTCCTGGTACTCCTTCCAACTGAAAGTCCGTCCGTCGACGGAATACGACAACTTGGGTGGACCGGTCAGGCACGCCAGCAATTGCTGCTGTGCGGCCGCCAGAATTTGTCCGTACGGTCCGAGCGTCGTCATGATTTCAGCCCCCCAGTTGGTTTCGGAACGCGCGTCCTTTACCCGTTAGCCCGAACCGCCCACCAATCGACGATTCGATAGCCGCGCTCTTCGGCCACACCGATCAATCGGTACGCGGAATAATCAAACCGGGCATTTTTCCCGTGCCCCATCGAGATCGCGACGTAGCCTTCTCCGAAGTGTTCGACGTGAAGGTGGAACACCTGGATCTCGTGGTAAGAAACAAACTCCGGCATCCCGAGCATGTGGATCGGATCGTCATTCGGATCGTCCATTGAACGAGGGAGCCGGTTCGGACTTTGAACGCGGCCACTCTTAGAACTCTCGCGCGGGTGTTTATCCGGCTTGCAGTCGTCTCCAACAGCGCACGAGAAAATCGCGATGATGGCCAGCATGGCATAGAGGTATCTGTGCATCTCTCAAGCTCCCAAGTTTGTTCCGAAACAGTTGGATTGCCGCTTTGCTGCAGGTCCTATTCGGCCGCCGCGGGAACCGGCTGTTCCGGCATTTTGAACGGCCTGATCTTGTACTCGTGCGACGTCGCCCGAATGCCGTGCTGCCGCTTGAAATGGATCCAGGCCATCTCGTTGTCATCTTCGATCGGAATGTCATAGACGAGGTCCGGGACGCCCTGGAGCGACACAGTGAGCCGCTTCATGCCGTCGGGGATCGGGGTGACGCTGGCGATCTTGGGCGACATGCCCCGCGGGTGGGCTTTGGCTTCGTGCTCTTTCTTCTGGGTGGCGTCCATCTTGTGAACGGACATTGTGTCGGTGCCGGTGCCTTTGTCGGCGGCCGGTGCTCCGAGCGTTTCGGTGCTGGACTTGGCCATGGGGAATCGATCTTTCTTTTGCTGGAGGAAAGGAAAACTAGAAGAAAAAGAGAGCTGGGGGCTCTCGGTCTTTGGGACTACGAAGTTGCCGTGTTACGGAGCACGGCGCGCGGCTCGTTGACGTTCGGCACGCCGCGTTCGCTACAGCGATACCGCAACACGATGTCGCGCTCGAAGGACGCCTCCATGTTCGGAGCTGCCTGTTGGATTTCCATCCCCCAGTTCTCCATGTAATTGAAGGCCTCCTTAAAGTCCCCGTAGTACCACGTGAAACCGGCGTTCGAGCTGCCATATCCTGCAATCTCACGCTGGTACGCGATGGCGGACGACACGATCTTCGTCGCCATGCCCGCCATCGGGCTCGGCGAGAGTTGGACCAGGTTACCGGACTCGGTGGTATGCCGAACCTCTGTTGCCCCAAGCACACGCGAAGACGTGAAGAGCTTGGGCGGGTAGACCAACACCGTGTTCGGCGTGATCATGATCGGCTCGTTGTTGTAAGGATCAACCAGCAACGCGAACGTCTGAAGAGCGACGTCGAAGTTGGTCCAATCGATGAGCGGATTGGAGATCTGGTTGGTCCACAAAGCACCCGACGTCTGGTACGTGTTGTAGTTCGTACCCAACCGGGTGTACGGATTCACGACACCGATGACCACGTCGATGATTCGACGCTCGCGGTCGATGCCGAGACGCTTGCCGATCGCGCCCGCCTTCCGCAGGAGTTCGCCGGTCCGGTCGAAGAAGATGGTCTCCTTCGTGACGGACAGGATCGCTCCGTGCTTCGCGGTCTCGGGCGTTTGCAGGTAGTCTTCCTGCATCGAGAGTTCCGGAAACGGCATGCCGTCCGGGATCTGCTCCACGTTCCCGATGATGTTCGAGATGCCGGGAATCTTCTCGGTCTTGAACTTCGTCGGAACCGTCGAGCACAGCGAGTCAGCAACCAATCCGACGTCCTTGTAGGACGACATGATCTTGCTGAAAATCAGCTGGCCGATGATGTTCGAGAACGCGGTGACGTCCACGGCATCGCCGGCTTCGAGCAAGGGCACCAGGCCGCCGCGTTGACGACGATCGGGGTCCCAGCGATCGAACCATTGCTCTCCCAGGAAAGCAAAAGCCAGCTCCTTGATATCGAACTGTTCCGGCTTCATTTTGCCGGACGACATGGCTTCTTCGAGCAAGTTGAGCGTGTGATTCGCCCCGTTGCTCTCGTAGACACGTCTGAGGTTTGCACCTCGCATGCCAATTCTCCTTTATGGCGTTTTGTGGCCAGAACAGGACTAAACGGTCGCAGCCAACTGCGTTCCGCCAGCGTCCGTGGTGAGCGAACCAGCGATGCGGACCCGGACCGTCGTCGTGTTGGAGGGATACTCCTTCACGACGCGCCCGATCGCTTCACCAGCGGTCGTCACCTTGACAACCTGATTCTGGTAGAGGGCCGTCCCGCCGTTGTTGGCCGGGCCGACGTAGTCTCCCGTGTGGAACGTGGCCGCCGCACAGGCAAAATCGAACACGCCTTCGGTCGCCACGCGAACGGGGTCCGAGTCGAGATTGGCTCGGGACCGCTGCATGGCCACCCCGGCGTACAGGGCGTGGAAGGCAAGCTGCGTGTCCGCCAGATTGGTGGTCCACGCCACGTCGCACGCGCGAATCAAAACGCCACTGCTCATGCCCACCAGATCGCCGATGTCGATCTGTTGGGTCTCCAGCAGCGGGAGATTGACCGGGTTGGTTTCCCCGTACTTGTAGGGGCTTGGCTCCGGCATATCCTCACTCCTTGTCAGAGAACCTTTTCACTCAAAACTGAAAGTCCGCGTTCGTCCGCCGTCAGCTACTTCAGCGCCGCCACCAGCTCGTCGGACGTCGTGATCTTCTTCTCCTGGCCAGCATGTTCGAGCAGCGTCTGGCTGCTGCTCTTCACTTGCGTATGGCCCTTGGTCGGCTGCGGCTTGCCAGGCGCGAACCAGACCGTCTTGCGGTCTTCGATCAGCCGCGTCACGGCCGAATCGTCGGCCGCTTCCAAGAGCTGCGATTGGAAGAGATCGGAGATCGCCTCCTTCGGCAGCTTGGCCTCTTCGAGCAGACCGCTGATCTTGGTCCGGCGGTCCGCGATCTTCTTCTCCGTTTCCAGCACGTCGACGCGCGCCTTGAGCGTCTTTCGCTCTTCGAGCAACACTTGCTGCTCCTGGCTCGACTTGTGTTCGAGCAAGACGGCGTCGACGATGTCCGGACGCTCCTTGCGGAGCTGTTCCAGCGTCACACCTTTGAAGTCCATGGCCTCAAACTCCTCAGTAACGACCTGGGAGTTTGCCCCCGTGGACCCAGCGTCCTTGGTGAGCAGTGCCTCCCATTCATCCAACACGGCAACGATCCTTGCCTTCTTCTCCGATGGCGTCAGATCGGAATCTGCGTAGTCGCCATAGCAGCCAAGAATGCTGCTGACCAACTCCTGGGCGATGTTGCTGATTTTGCGAGTAGCTTTCAGTTGCTCGTCGGTCTCGATCTTGTCGGAGATCAGCCCTTCGAACAGGCTCTTGTTGGTGCCGCCGTCAGCCACCAGGTCGATTGAGCGCACCTTGGCCACGCTTTCGATGCACAACTCGCCGTTCTCGATCCGCCCCCGCCCGTCGGCGTTCTGGCTCAAAGCCACGGCGGCCGGCTGGTTGTCGGCCCACCATTCGAGGGTCTTGGCCCAGGGGTGAGCCGGGTTGTAATGCAAATCCCCGAACGTCCCCTCCGTCGCATTCACAAACCTCGCGTTTTTGATCAGACCGATGCGATCGGTGAAGGTCCGGGGCCGATCGGCTTCCGCTTCCGACGGGGGATGATTGACGTTGACGCCGATGCCTTCGCAGAGCCCGGCCTGCTCTTTGAGGGCGTTCTCGCTATAGCGACGGCGCGAGTAGTTGGCCCGCGAGTTGCGGCTGATCGGACCCAGCAGCTTGACGCCGTAGATCACGCCGGCCGTTTTGTCGATCCGGGGGCTGCTGGTCACCGTCTCCAGAATCGGAATCTCGATCGATTTCATGGTCACCCATCTCCTGAATGTACGTTGCCCCGCTCGCTAGACCTGTTCAGAAAATCAACGAACTGCTCGCCGAGGGGCGTTAGTCGCTTTCCAGTGCCACGGCATCTGCCGCAGCGGAAAACAGCGCAAAAGTTGTGAGAGCACGGCTCCTCAAGGGCGTCTATGAACTCGCTCCAATTGATTTTCAGCTCCGCAGAGACTCTGGCTTCGCTCATGGGATTGTTCCACTCGTGTTGTCGTTGACGGTCACCATCCAAGAGGCGCCGCGGCCTCTGCGGGGATCGCGGAAAATCGCCGCATGAATGCCGGCCTCTCTGAACTCTTCCGCGCGAGCTTCGGCCGCCGCCTTCGACAGCCCGGACGCGACCACTTTGCTGCCATTGAGCAGATGGGTCAGGTGCGGGTAGTCGATCTGCGCTTCGTTGGGTACGCCCGTCGCCGCGCCAATGCTCTGCGTCGTGCCCTGGTCGAAGAACCCGAAGCGATCCAACTGCTTGGCCTGGGATTGCTGCTGTTGCAGCGTGGCGATGTTCTGGCCGCTGTCCTGAATCAGCTCCGCGCGCTCCATCCCCCGCAAATCAGCCAGCGAGCGGAGACCGCCCGTCTCGGGATCGAGAAAGTTGTGGAAATGAATGCCCGTATCGTCGAAGCCCAGCAGATCCTTGACGAGCCGATAGCGGGTCTTGCCCACGGCCTGGACGCGGGTCTTCTCAGGCTGCTGGTCGAACCATTGCTCGTGGCTGACGGGGTCGACGGCGTCCGGGTCGGGATCGGAGAAGGCCGACAGCAATTCCGGATGGTCCTTCGCCCAATCAGGCGTCTTCATCACGACCGTGTACCAGCAGCGGCAGTTGGGCTCGTCCGGCAGATCGGACTTTTCGTCGGCCGTGAACTCGCCCTTATCGGGATCCTTCCAATAGATGCGACCCGACCGCGCGGCATGCGCGGGCCGTGAGCGTTCGTCGAGTGGGTTGCGAATCTGGAACCCGTCGATAATCTCGCCCATCGCCTCGTACGACTTGTCCTGCATCTTGTTGGCCACCCGCCGTGTCTCCGTCCGGGCAATTCGCTTGGCCGAAGAATTCACGTCGGACACGTAGGGCTGAATCTGCTTGGCAATCTTCTGCCACTTCGTGCCCTGGGCCATTTGCTGCACGATGATGTCGGCCAGCGTGTCCGGGTTGGTCACGCGGTGCGACAGCGTGTCGAGCCGCTGCTCCCAGTTCTGCCCGTTGAGCGGGGCATAAATGATCTCGCGGACTTCCTTCTGGGATGGCGGCTTGAACAGCAGCCGGCGTGCTTCTTCCTTCGTGGGCTTGGCGGATGTCGCGGTCCGCTTTGGTCCCAATCCCAGTTGCAGCTCGCCGTCGTCGCGCGTGTCGTCGTCCATCCGCTCCAAGAGCGTCCGCTTGACTCGTGGCAGCGCGGCCCACCACTTGGGCGGGATCACCGACAGCGTGTCGGCCACCGCCGTGCGAAAGCCCCAATCGGCGGTGTGGAGCAGTTCCTTGGCCACGGTCGCTTTGATGTCGTGGAACACCCGCCACATGGCGGCCGAGATGATCGACCGCGCGGCCAAGTGATGCTCGTACTTGGCCCGGAGCGCCTTGAGCATCCGTCGCCAGGCCTGGGTCGTGATCCGGTTGATATGGTCGACCACCTGCGCAACCCGAGCCGCGATCGCGTGCTGGCGAATCTCAGTCTTGCTGAGGAATGTCGCGTCGAGCGGGTGGCGCATCATTCAAACTCTACGATCAGTGGTGCAGGAGCCATGAAGCCCTCGCGCTGAGCCTCGTTATGGTGCACGATGATGTGGTTGCCGGACGTCGTCTGAAATCGTTCAATCCAACCTGAATCGGTGTCGCATTCGATTACCCTTGTCCATTGCCGTCCGGCGGCGTCTATCACCCTCTTGACGCGCCTACCGACTCCGACCGTGTTGTCGACCGTGTAGATCATCACAGCACGCTCAGCACCATCAGGAGGACGACGAGGATGATCAGCACGCCCAGGCAGCCGCTCGGGCCGTACCCGAACCCCTGGCTGTGTGGCCAGGCGGGCACGACGCCCATCAACAGCAGGATCAGGATCACGAGAATCAACAGTCCCATCGGCTAACCTCCCGGATCCGTAGCCGGCCCCGTGGCTGCCGGCGGTTTGTCTTTGGTCGGCGCGCCCGGCTTCGGCGCGATCGTTGTCGGCGGTTTCTCACCGCCAACGGCCGTGTCTTCCGCGTCGTCCTCACCCGGAGCGGGAATGCTCAGGTCCGGCCCCTGCCGTTCGCCAACGGTCGCCACGTGCTCGTCGATGTTGGCTTGCTCGGCCTCGTAATCGAGGTCTTCACGCTGCGACCAGCTCTGCGGTGACAACACGCCCTCTTGTTTCAGAATCTGATTCTTCTGCGTGTCCTGGAGCGCGTCGCGGACGGCCAAGGTGGGCGCCACCACGTTCAGCTCGACGATGTCCATCAGCGCGTCTAGCAACGCTTCGTTGTCGCCGCTGTCGACTTCCAGACCGTCCAACAGCGCGCCCAAGTCGAGCTGCCCGGTTTCGATCATCCACGCGACCGTCTTCCAGACGATCTCCGCGAAATAATCCTTGAACAGATCCTGCAAGCGCTGGAACGACCGCACGGCCGGACCTTCGGCCACCATCGTGCTGGCGAAATTGGCGTTGCTGGCATCCGAGGTGAACATGAACTCGGGCATCTGGACCGACGCCGCACAGGCACGCAATTCCGCCTGCAACGCAGCCACCAGCTTGTCGACGTTCACGCCCACGATCGGGAACTCGTAGTCGACGTTCTTCGGCACGTCGAGATTGCGTGGGTCGCTCTCAAAGCGGTAGCGGTGCGTCTTGCCGGTGACTTCGTTGGTCACCATGGCGTCGGCTTTATCGTTTAAGAAGCTGGCCACCACGTTCGAGGCGTTCTTGGTGCCGTGCTTGCGAATCATGCCGATCGAGGCTTGCGCCGCCACCACCACTGACATGTTTCGCAACAGCTTGTCGGCCCGCCGCAAGTTCTCGTTGATGCAATAGGTGGTCGGGATCCCGCGCTTCACGTTGGAGTCGACGTTCATCTTGAGATAGGCGATGTCGTCAGCAGGCACCCGGTCCGGCACGCTGGCGTCTTTGTCCGGGTCGGCGATCCAGAAGGCGACCGGCGCGTTCTTGTCGATGCCGTTATCCTCCACGCCGAACGCCACCGCCTTGGGGCTGACGCTTGTCGTCTCGCCGGGAGAGCGGACCATGTCCGATTCGACGAACCGCAGCTCCACCTTGCCGTCTTGCATGTCGAAACGGCGGATGATCGACTCGCCGTCGCGATCGGCCCGCCGCACGGCCTCCTGCTCGATGAAGCTCATCTTGACTTTGCGGAGCCACTTGTTGATCGGCTTCTGGATCTTCTTGGCAATGGCTGCCGCCTGCGAATCGTCCTCGTCGACCGGGGCGAACTCGTATTTGAAACCGGAGCCCACGACGTAGTTGACGCGATTCTCCACCAGGTTGCGGGCGAAGCCGTTGGAGACGTTCAGCCACCGGGACTGGTAGCGGATCATCCGCAGGCCCGTCTCGTCCTGGAACGGCACCGAGGTGTTGTAGCCGAAGAGATCGCCGCCCCGGTTGATGGTCTGCCAGAGCGTGCCGTCCGAGTCGATGATGCGGTCAGCCACCATCGAGACAACGTCATACTCGTTGAACATCGACAGGTATTCTTCGGTCAGCCGCAGTTCGAGCTGAGTCTGCTTGAGCTCCAATTGCTCCAGGCAGGCGGCTTTGTCCTGGGGCATGGCAGACCGCGCGCGGGGATCGTTCGGGCCGCGCTGTTTCGCGTGGCCGTTGCCGCCGATCGGTTCGACGAACACGGTGTCCATTACCACGGGGCCTCCGTGCTGCGATCAAACTCGACAGAGCAACGCGGACAGCGAATCGTCATGCGAAGAATTTTGCTCAACAGCCAGCCGGCGGGCGTGTCCCAGTCCGCAAACTGGCCGCAATCGGCGCATCGGCGCTTGATGACTGCGAACGTGAACGAGCACGCCAGCGCGATCAAAAGCGACGATAAACACGATGTCGAGCATCAGGTACGACTCAGGTGATCCGATTTTCATTACGCGGCCCCCGCAAGTGCGACGTCGTTATCGAGCTCGATCGCCAGCCGCAGCGCCATCTCCAGCGCGTCGGGGCCGTCGTCGTGGTCTCCCGTGAACAGGTCGCGCATCTGGTTGACCAGCATCAGCGTGCCCGGCGAGCGGGTCTTAAACCGGAACAGGCGGCGGGACAGGTACGGACCCAGCCGGCGGATGCGGACTTCTTTGCGGACCACGTTCACGATTTCGTAGATCGGCAGCATGATCCCCTGCAGCTGGGACTCGCGGAGGAAGTCGCCCGCGAGCAGTTCCTGGAACTGGTTGGTCTCGATGGCGAAGCCCTGGCAGCCGGGAAAACGCCTGTAAACGTCGATCCCATCGTCCACGATCTTGGCCACGTCCCGCCGCTCCAAATCGGCCTCCACGTACAGGATGCCGTCACGCGCGCGGGCCAGCTTGACGATGGCCGAGTAGTCGCCGCGTCGCGCGTCGCGTCCCTTGGACGGATCGAGGGCCATGACTTTGAGCGTGAGCGTCTTGGCGTCGGGCCACTGCTCGAACCAAATGCGATCGTCGTCCAGCCATTCGCTGGGGAACTCGCAGGCTTCGGGATTGACGGGGTTGCCTTGCTTCTCCGACTCAAACGCATTCCGCCCTTCCCGCACGCGCATCTGCATCAGCTCGTACAGGCTCTCCTGTTCCGGCCAGAGCAACACGGCGCCTTCATCCATCTGTTGCTTGTTTCGCTCATAGAACTCGCGGGCCTCGTCCTGATAGCGGGGGTTTTGAATGTCCGTATAGATCGTTTCCCACTGTGCCCACAGCTCCATGTGCTTGGGCCATTGCTCGATGGCCTGGAACAGGTCGTGAGCCCAGCCGGGCGTACGTGCGAGCGTCAGCGGCAGGCATTCACGATGCAGCACGGTTCCCAACACCAGGACGTTCGTGTCCTTGTTGCCGCATTTCATCAATGCCCGGTTGAACCAGGAGCGCGCTCGCTCGCGTTGCCTGGGAGAGAAAATGTGGTCGTCGTTCTCCAAGTCGTCAGCAACAATTAACGATGGGCGGTGCTGTTTGCGTCGACGTCCACGGATTTTGTTTCCGGTGCCCAAGGCGTCCACGGCCACTCCGTTTCTGGCAACAATACGATTAGTTCGCCAAATACTGCCGATGCCGCAAGCACCTGGATAGGCGTCAGCGAGGGCCGAGTTTGTTTCGAGTTCATTCTTGATCGCCTCCAGGAAGGTATAGCTCTGGTCGGCCGTGTCGGACGTCAGAAAGATGTAAGTCTCCACGTGCTCGCAGATGCACTTGAGCACGTAGGTCAGCGACACGAACGTGGACTTGGCCGAGCCGCGGGGAGCGATGATCACCCGGCGCGTGCCGCGGGCTGAATGCATGCACGAAATTGTTTCGCTCACCGAGCGGTGCATGCGGGAAGGCGCGCGATCGTAGTAATGCGGCAGAAACCGCTTGCCCCAGTCCAGCACGCTGTCGCTGACTTCTGTGGTTGGCGGGCACAGCTGCTCGCGAAATGAGCCAACGACGTCATTGAGGTCTTCGTTGGAGAACAGATTCCCAAGAGAGCCCAGGTCGACGGACCCGACTTCTTCGCGAAGCTCTTGAATGAGGGTGTTACTCTGTGGCATTCGTTGTCTTCTTAGCCGGCGACAAACCCAGTCCCGCCAGCAAGTCCGAAAGTCGCGTGTCGATCTCTTTCCGCAAGGTGCTGTCCTTCACCACGTCGTTGATGACCTGGCTCAGGCTGAGCATCAGCATCAGCATTTGCTCGCGGGTAAAGCTGTCCGGTGTTCTGGCGGCGAACTCTCGCCACCACTTGCGCTCGAGCATCCAAGCCGACGCCCGCCACTGATCGTCGCCCTTGTAGAGTTTCTGCAGGTGGTGGTGCTTGCCTTCCGCTTCCGCCTTTTCGATCCGCGCCTTGAAGTCCGGGTGTCGCTTCGTGGTGTCGCCCAACATCATCAAGTCGGCGACCGAGCCAGACCGACCGATCAGCTTCATGGCGTCCGTGCGCGAGCCACCGACCCGCAGGCAGCGGAGAATGACCCTTTCCTCGGCCACGCCAATCGTCTGGACGCGATCCGAGCCCTTCCTGCGATAGGCTGCCCCGGCGTCTGTTTTTGGCTTCTGCTTGGCCATAGCCCACAAGAACACTAAGGTTTCAACCACCTGCAAAGATCGACGTGCCGTCCGTCGGGAAAATGTTGATCTGGTAATCTGTGCCCGTGCAGGGGAAGTGCTCTAGCGCCCCCGCGTTGTTCACGATGAACCAGGCGTAGAACTTGCCCGGACTGGCCACGTCGGCCGACTGCCATTCGTAAGCCACGATCCCCTCCGCTGCGTTGATGATCAGCGCGCCGGCGTTGGCGATCGTAGGGACGGGCGGACTCGACGGAATCGCTGGCACCATCCGAAACGCCACGGTCATGCCGGTCAGGTTCATCGGCACCTTGTTGCCGTTCGTGTCGGTCACGAACAGCTGAGCCGTGGGCAGCTTCAGCAGGTCGCCGACCGAGAAACTTTGGACGTTTGACGCCATTACCGCACGGCCCCCGTGTTCACCAAGGCGTCATTCGAGATCAGGGCCAGTGCGTCTTCCTGGAGTGAGACCCAGGGAAGATCCTCGATCCAGATACTGGCCGGCGCGTGGTTGTTGTAGATCGGGACCGGATACATCGTCTTGAGGTCAGCCGTCACGAACGACGCCAGGAAGAACGAGTCAGCTCCCGTGCCGGTGTCGGTCACGCTGTCGATGATCGTGGCCTGCAGGATGTTGTCGCTGCCCACACCGGCGTCAGTGAGCGAGTACGTGATCACGGTGCCCAGCGAGTCCGTGCCGGTGAGCGTGTCGACGAACGGCACGAAGGCCGTAAGCCCCAGCACGTCCACTCCCACCGCGGCAATGCTGTCGACCAGGGAGATGGGCAACTCTTGTCCGGCAACGTCCGCCCCGGAACTCGCGTCAGCCCATTCGTTGCCGACGCCGACGGACATGGCATCCAGGCCAACCGATGATTCGGAGTAGACGTTGATCGGAACGGCTGTCAGCGTGTCGAGCCCCGAGCCCGTGTCGAACTGTGCCAAACCGCCGAAGAACGTGGTTTCCGTGCCTGTGCCAGTGTCCGTATCCATGAACGTGGCGATGGTGCTTTCGCCATCGTTGGCCGTCATCACGTCGGAGAGCAGGATTGAGCCGGAGAGGCTTTCCGTGCCCAGTCCCACGTCGATCGCCAGGCTGTCGACCAGCGGGAACGCGTCTGTTGCGGAGCCCGTATCGATGCCGAACGACAGCTGCAGGTCGAACTCGGTTTCCGTACTCGAGCCCGTGTCCGTAACCGACAGAGCAATCGAGGCGACTTCGGTTCCGCTCGACGTGTCGGTGGCCAGCGAGTCGAGCACCGGGAAGACATCGGCGGCAGCGCCGCTGTCTGGATAAGAGACCGAGACCAGCGGGTAGGTGCCGACCCCAACATAGAGCAGCCCGTTCCAGACGTAGACTTCGGGGCCGTCGTTGGCGGAAGTGGCGTCAGCCAACGGCAGATTGAGGGTCGGGGCTGCGTCTGCTCCGGTGCTTGAATCAGCGAACGACTGCTGCCAGACAATCGAGGTGGTGTCTGAGCCTGAGCCGGTGTCGGCGAGGGAGACTGGGGTGCCGCTGGTCGTATAAGTGACCGTAATCAGCAGCCCGAAATAGTTTCCGCTCGAATCACCGCCCATCGCCGTTTCGACGACCACCCGAAAATTATTCCAGAGGGACGGCGTCGAGTTGTTGATGGTCAGTGCGGTTGGCCCAGACGTGATCTCTGATCCGCTGGTGGTCGTGATCTTGCTGGACATCGACGCGAGGAGCGTTGCGCCGGTGCTGTCGTAAATCTTCAAGAGAAAGTCGGAGGTCGCTTTGCTGGTCGCCTGCCATTTGGCTGTATAGGTGGCGCCAGAAATTGCCGTGATAGTGCCGGTATTGAATGTGCAGGCGCCGATGTAATTGTTCGTGCCGCCCGTGCCAGACGCCTGTGTGATGTAATGCGTGCCGTCGCCCGCACCACCCGATGCCGAAAGCACGCCCCAGAAATTGGACCCAGTTGTTGTCCAATCTGTTGTGGTGATGTCGCTGCTAGGAACGACGTTTGAGCTGGGCATTTAGAAGTGCCTCAGCGCATTGGGATCGTTGGGGAATGCCGTCGCATCGATCGGCACAATTTCCCAGTCATTTTCCTCCAAGAACCGGTCGCGGTTGGCCAGCCTGGCGGCCATCGTGTCCTCTTGCGGCCCAACCACAGTGGCGACCACGGGCACCGGCCGACTGATGATGAACGCCTGCATGTGGGCGGCGTGGGGTCCGGTGAAAGTGTTCGCACACATCCACTTCGTCGGGGCGCCCTTGCTGCCTTTGGGTCTCAGCGGAGTTGGCAGCATTTCAGCTACGGTCACCCGCGAATGCGGATTGATGAGCACGTGCCACTCGACACAAAGCGGCCGAGCCACCGGCGCTTCTTCGGCCGTCGCCACAATACAAACCGTAAAAAGCTGTGAACTATTCATCGCGCGCGTGCGTTAGGATGGTCTGGGGGAGGGTTGGGACAATGTCGCGTTCTACGATCTTTGGTTACATTGCCTACATGTTGGCATTCCTCGGCGCCGCGAAGGCGTGCTATCTCGCAGGCACTACACCCGAGCTATTCGGAGCCGACGAGCTTTTTCACTTCGACCTCGTGTCGCACTATTCACAGTTGGAGACTCCCCGGTCGTTCGTGGGGCTCACGCTGGAAGCCGGCCGGCACATCAACTCGCCGATCCCCCTGGTCAATCACGAGTCCCTTGAGCCGCCGCTTTACTACGCGATCGCCGGCGCTTGGCATGCGGTGGGCCAGATCGCCGTTGGCCTCAACCGAATGCCGTTGTGGGACCGTCTGCTTTCCGCCGCGTTCGCGTTTGCGGCCGTCATCGTTGGCTGGCTGGTCGGCAGAGAGATTTTCCCCGGAGACGACTTTCGGCAACTTATCGTCCCGGCCGTCATTGCGATCATTCCGCAGCGCGACCTTTGCATGGTGAGTGACGATTCCCTTGTGCCGTTGTGTGCGGGGCTCGCTTTGCTGGCGCTCCTCAAATACGCAAAGGTGCCGACGATCGGAGCCGCCATCTGCGCCGGTCTCGGATGTTCCGCGCTGCTCATGACAAAGACCACGGCCCTTCCGATTGCCTGCATCGCGCTCGCGGCTTATGCGTGGATCTCTCTTAAGAAAATCGATCGCCGCTCGCTCGCAGTTCTCGTCGGACTCGTGCCGCTCGCCGCTTGGTGCGCTTGGAATCTGGCAACCATCGGCGAACTGACCGGCGCGAATGCTAAGATGCACCAGCTCGGATTCTCGGCCAAGCCGGTGAGCGCTTGGGGCGCGCACGCCCTGTTCACGGCGGGAGGCGCTTGGACGTTCTGGAAAGAGCTGAGCGTTTCGTTTTGTCGCGGCGAACTCTCTCCAGAGGGAAGCGTCATACCACGCTTCGACTGGGCTTTCATCGGAGTCGTCAGCGCCGCGTTGGTTGGCGGATGCTATCGAGTTGCCCGCGATCGCCAACTTGGACTGGCGGTCTGCCTCTCTGCGTTTGTGGCCAGCGTTGCATTCGTGGCCTGGGCCAGCGTTCGCACAGATTTTGGGGTGATCGGAATGCCGTCTCTCTGGCTGCAATTCCCTGGATTCTCGAATGGGCGCCTGATCGCCGGCGCTTTGGTGCCGTTCGCGGTTCTGTGCGCAAGCCTGTTGCCGCGCGCCGTCGTCGCCCACGACGTGCAGGCAGCTTTGGCCAAGCAGTGACAAAAGACTCGCGATCAAGAGCAGCATCGAAACTCTCGCGGGTAGTCGAAAACAACCCGGCCACGCCGATCTCAGCGAACGTGGCCGGGAGTGCGTCTTGCTTCCGTTCCTTTGCGTTGGTGCCGGCCGTTTCGGCCGCAAGCGACCGACGCCGACAACTATGACCAGGTGATGGCTAGGGTCAGCGTCCAAGTCGAACCAGACGCCTTCGTGCCCAAGCTCTGCACCTTGCGATTGAGCATCACCACCGAGCCGCTGACGGCTCCCGAGCCGTTCTGCACGCCGCCTTCGTTCCAAGCGAAGTTGGCCTGAGCCGAGCCGAACGTGGCCTGCCAGGTGGCCGTCTGCCCGGAGACCGACGGGTAGCCCGAGTTCATGGCCACAGCCAGGTAGTTGGTCCCGGCCTGCATGTCGGTCTGCGTGGCCACGGCGGCCGTCGACGAGTCGCCCACTTTGAGCTGCGCGTTGGCGTTGCTATACGCCGTGGGCGAACCGGTGCCACAGAGCAGGTTGATCAGCACCGTGATCCCGGCGTTCAAGCACAGGTTGCCATCCCACTCCTCGGTCTCGTCGGGCGCGAAACCCAGCGCGTGACGCAGCTCGGCGGTGAGGCCGGACGGATGCGGGACGCCCGACTGCCACTTCTCGAGCTTCCACCGCGGGTGCATGTGGATCCGGTCGCACATGCCGCCATCGGTGGGCGCGGCGAGCGCCAGACCACAAGATGCCAGCATGAGCGGCACGAGCCGCTTCCAATGCCGCTTGAGACGACTGAGCCAGGTAAATTTTCCGACTGCCACAGACATCGCGATTTCTCCAAAAGCAAAGCGGGGGCCGGCGAACGAACGCCGACCCCCACAAAGGTCGCGAGTGTTGTGGCACTCTTCCGGGTAGCTACTCCCGGTGTGCTCTATGTCAAGCCGGCATTCGACGCCGGCCTCCGCTGATTAATCCCCTTGTTTCAATCAGCCCCCGACCAGAATAATGTCAAACTGCGCGGCGGTCATGGACGACGTAACCGTGATTGCCTTGGTCGTGCTGCTGACAGTGGGCAACGACGCGTTGTGAACGTGCTCGCACGAGTCGCCCGGCCACAGCTCCATTAGGCCGGACGTGCCCAGCAACAGGTAGCCGTTACTGCCCGCGGCCTGGACTGTGATCGGCTGCGTGTTGTTCGGGTTGGCCCGAATTTTGTAGGCGTTGATCTTCTTGCCCGTGAAGTTGACGGGACACGGCACGCTGTTGACCGTGGGACCGAGACACTCGGTCAGGTCCAGCGTTGTGGTGCCCCCCGAGAGGGTGACAGACCCGCTGGCGACCAGAGCGCCCGGCGGCGTGGACGAAGCGTTCAACAGCGTGACGGCGTCGGTGATCTGATGCGTCACGGTCGGCGGCGAGGCGACTTCCGCGTCCCCGATCGGAATCGTCTCGGCCACTTGGAGGCCCAGCCCGATGTTGGCTTGGATGGTGCTCATGAGCTGGACGTCTCCTTGCTGGCTTCAGCCACGATGATCTCAGCCAATTGCAAGACGCGCGCCCAGTTGGTGTCAGCGTACGACTTCCGGCAAGCCAGCGAGAGCAGGTTGGCCGTGTCCCGACAGGTCATGATGCTGGCCTTGGTCGCCACGGTTTTGCCCAGCGGCTGATGCTGGACGGGAGCGGTTGCTGCCACCGAGGGCAACGGCTCGACGATGGGCTGAGTGGTTGCCGCGGGCTCCGCGGCCGGAGTTGCCGGGCCCGCAGCAGCAACGTGCGGCGGACTCGCGGCAGGAGTCGGATTAGGTTGGACCTGACTCAAGCAGGAGTCTCCTTTGTCTTGGTGGATCGATACCCGAACAGCTTGGAAATCCGCACGGTTAAGTTGCGTTCCACCGCCGTGGGCTTGCCGCCCATGACTCCGGGCGGCGGAGTTTCACAAAGGCCACTGCCAAAAGCCTCCAGAGTGATTCCCACATCGGGGGCGTCCAGACGGTGATCGAAGTTCTGGTCAATCAGACCGACGATATGCGACTTGGCGTCTTCGAACTCAAACCGGCTGTTGCCGTGAATCGAGTCTCCGTAGGCCAGGAACGCAGCCTTTACCTCTTCGACCGAACCGGACGTCACAGGGAAGCTCCAGCTCATGGCAGTGGCTTTTCGTCGTGGGAGAGGTTGTGGCGAAGCAGGCGGTACTGCACCTGCTCCGCGCTGAGCACGACGGGATACTTGCTCCCGTCTACCGGGCCGCAGTACGGCCCGGCGCTCGATGGTTTAACGTCTGCCGCGAAAACTGCCGCGAAAGCTTCGACAGCCACCGCCGCCGAACCCTCCACCCCACCCACGACCGAAGCCGAAGTTGAAGGACGGATTAAAGCCGAAGCCCAACCCACCACCGCCGTAAGGATCGCCGTACCCGGCTGCATACGGGGCCGCGTATGCCGGCGCTGCGTACGCTGGTGCCGCATAGACCGGCGCCGAGTAGACCGGGGCCGCAGCGTAAGCCGGAGCAGAGTAGACCGGCGCGGAGTAAACCGGCGCCGCGTATTGGACCGTCGAGTACGTCGGGGCGGGCGCTGCGTAGGCCGCTGCCGGGCGCGAGCAATCGGGAGCCGCGTAGGCGGATTGGGTGCCCCCATAGCTGTAAGGTGCTCCGTAGTACGCTTGGGCGACTTGTGGCTGATAGCCGGCGTTCTGGTAACCGTAGCTGCGGGGCGAAATCAAATCGCCAATCCCGCGGCCGACTTCCCTGCCAAGTCCTTCACCGAGTCCGTACGCAAACTCCAGGCCGAACGGGGCGAGCAGCCCCGGGTGCGCTTGGGCTTTGTGCGGCGAAGACATCATGGACGCAACGAGCGTCAGGACAGCGATCATCACTCTCATCGTTCGATCTCCTTAAAGGTTTGCGGGTGGTTCCGTTTGGGAAACTGCTAGACCGCCGGTTTCGTTGTCGCGACGGGGGCCATCGCCGTTTCCACCTCCGTGATGATTCCCGACACGGTCGCGAGAGCCGTGGCAGTCGGCACGTTCGCCGCCGCACCAGCCTGAGCAATCATGACCGTCGCGAACTTGACGACGGCGCTGTTGGCGAGTTGCTCCAGCATCGGCAACGCTGTTTGAAGCATGGCTTGCGTTGGTGCGGGCAAGCTGTTCCAGAGCTTCAATAGGTCGGCGTCGACGGTCGCCGCCCCTGCCTGAAGATCGCTGATCAAACGCGACATCAGTCCGGGCTTTGCCGGAGCGGCCGGAGCAACGGGTGCAGGAGCTTGTGTGCCTATCGACATCATTCGCCCTTTGCTTGGGAGTCCGGCAGTTCGCGGAGAATCGCTTCCGCGAACGCCCTAAGGGACTCTGGATTTAGGTTGTATCCCATCTCAAAACCCATCCCGTCATCACGGCAGTCTTGGACGCAGAGGCACGCACCAAAATGCCCTTGCTTCAGGACAATCCGCAGGTCTTCGACCAGTTCCGGAGGCGAAGAATCCTCGCCCTCAAGGCCGACCATGAATCCGCCGGCGAGTTGCAGTCCGACCGACGCAACGATTTTCTCTTCGCATGTTTGAATGCTCATCACGCGCCTTCAATCCGCCTTACGTGACGTTCGTGGGGATGCGGCTTGCGGTGGCTTCGGCGCTGGCCGTGACGGTAGGGTCCGCCGGCTTGTGCGGTCCAAGGTCTGCGGCCAGAGGTTCGATTGCCAATTCGAACTTGGTGTACTCGCCGTCAAGCGCGCCGCTCGCCTTGTCGGATGCCGTCTGCAACTGAGCCGCTTCGGCATCGTGCGTGCGAAATGCGCTCACCGCGGCATTCACAGTGGCCTCAACCGTCGCCGGATCAGCCGCTGCAGCAGCCACGATCTTGGCAACGGCGTCTTTCTGCACCTGCTCAAAGGCGGCGGCTTTCGCGACGACGTCCATCTGAGCGTTGTCGGCCGCCTCCAGCGCCGCGTCGAAGTCCTTCATCGCGCCGCGCAGCGCGTCGACTTGTTCGTGAGTTGCTTTCATTGGGGAACTTTCTAGCGTGGGACGGGAAACGACTTCTTGTTGACCTTGAGCGATTTCAGGATGGGTCCGGGAGCTGACCGAGGTCGCGTGAACATCGCACTCACCGTCTCGATCCGTTCCGGCTGGTCGATAGTGACGACTCCATCAGCCAGGAACGACGGCATGCCAAAGCAACCGTCGAACCCGCCATGAAGGAACACGGACGACCGCGTGGCTCCATCATGGACCGCCTCGATTTGAACCGTAAGCTTCTCGTGAGGCTCAAGCGGCGGCGTAATGTCGATGACAAGCGACAACAGGTCGCGACCGTCGGTTGTCTGGCATCGACGTGCCATGGTCCAACGTTCGAACGCTACAACCTTGACCGCGTGCTTGGCGGGAGCCCCAGCGTCGCACCGAGGATTGTGCGGAGAGATGGCCATGACCACTGCGAATATCGCGAACAGGGTAAGCAGAGTGCACTTCGTCGTATCTCTCACGAGCGTCGAGCCTTTCTATCTGACGAACTGGCAGCCGTTCGGGCCGCAGACCATGTTGCCGCTGCCGTACGAGACGGGATAACTCGACACGAGGTTTGAATCGTTGGCGTAGAACGTCTGCTGGACCGGGTACGCGATGTAGCTCTGCCACTGACCAGACGGGTTGTACGCCGACTGAGTCCCGCCGTACCGATACGCGGATTGGGTGCCACCGTACCGATAGGCCGACTGCGTTCCACCATAGCGCCAAGCCGCTTGGGTGCCTCCGTAACGGTAGGAGGATTGAGTTCCGCCATAGCGGTAGGCGTCCCACTCGCGGTCCATCTGCCGCTGGAATCGTTCATCGAATTGCCGAGCACCTTCCGCGATGCGTTGACGTTGCCACCGTGCCCGCTCCGAATCCTCAGAGGCGTACGACACGTCGTCGGGCGGCGGGGGCGGGTAGTCGTCGTCGCCACCCTGACCAACCGACCGCAGCAGCGCCTTGGCGTTGCGGACAGCCCGCGACATCGGGTGCTTGGCGATGATGGATTTGATTTCCTCCGGCGTGCTCTCGAATCCCGACTGCCGCCCGCTCTCCTCTCCGTTCACGAAGAAAATCACGGTCGGTGCTTCCACGAGGTTGCGTCTGACGAACGCTTGCTTGTCCTTGAGGTAGACGTGGATGAAGTTCGCCCCGGGGTTGCGACGGAACGAGCCCAGCGTGCAGCCGGCCGCGAGTAGCATCTTGTCGAGGTTGCGACACGGGATGCACTGTTCCTTCTGCGGGTTCATCCCGTAGATGATGGCTCCCGTCCAATTGGGAGTCGGCAGGTCGATCGGCGGGCAGGCTGCGAGAGCCGACGTGGTCGCGTACTGCTGCGGCTGAGTGTCCGGATCGTCCGTGTCGTCGTTTCCACCGACGAGCGGCTGCTGGGGCTGCGGCGGATAGTCCGGCTGTTGCGCGAACGTGGGTTGCGCCTGAACGGGCTGTCGAGCCATGGCCCGCGGCACTCGCTGAGGCGGAATCGGCTGCTGCGGGTTGGTGGCGATCAGCGGCTGCGTCTCGGCCGGTGCGGGTTCTTGCTGGGGCTGGACGGGCTGCACGTGCTTGCGGGCCGGGGGATCATCACGCACCCAGGCGGTGTCGTCTTGCGCCCAAGCCATACCCGGCAGAAGAAGGATTGCGATCAGGAGCGTTCTCATTGCTCTCTCCGGGGATTGGCTTTGGCTCTCGACACGATGCTGATGAACGCTTCGCGGTCGCCGGGGTTGTAACCGACGGCTTTATCGAACTCTCGACCCTGCGGGTCCTGGTAGCAAATCTCCGGGACTTCCGCCGGCCGTTCGTATCCGTCCCACCTGGCCTCGTCGACCACGTACAGCCAGAACCAGACGCCGTGCACGCGGACGCATTCGGTGCCGTGGCTATCGACCGTTCGAAGCTCGGCATTGCGACGGAGCTCATCCATCAGCCCGCAGCAGTTGCTGCACCACGACACGCCGTAGACGAGAACGTGATTCGTCACGCCGCGACGTTCGGGCGGGCGGGGAGTGACGCGGAACCACGGACGTTCGGAGTCGACGCTTCCTACCCGATTCGGGTTCGGGATCGGGTCGCGAACGACGTCCTGCCCGTGGGCCACCCGGACAGCCAGCGCCAGCGTGGCGATCGCCCACAGGACCACGATCACTTTGAGGGCAAACTCCCACCAGCCTGTGCGAGGTGCGTTCATACGATCACCTCGTCGTCGCCGCCGTGGTCGATCGGATCCGGGTCGCCCCCGAAGTCTTCCTGATGCGAGAAGCCGACACATTCCACTTCGCCATGGCCGACGAGCGACATGAGGTATTCGAACGCTTCGGGCTCAAGGTAGAAATGGCCGTGGTGGCCCCACTGGTCGGTCCACGAGTTGTCGCCGCCGATGTAGGCCCGTTCGCCCGTGCGCAGGCCCAGGGTTTCAGGCAGCAGGTAATGCGGCAGGCAGAGGGCGTGGCCGCCTTCCGGGGCGCGGGCGTCGGCCATCACCATCTGCTTGGTGAGGATGCCCGTGCAACTCTGGAAGTTCTTGCCAACCGGCATGCCGATGCCGAGCACGCCCACCGTGCCCAGATACTGAATCGCGTCCTCGTACGACGAGATGACGGAGTGGCTGCCGGTCTTGCACTTCAGGCCTTCGGCTCGCGCTTCTTCCGAAACGTCGGAGTCGTACTTGTTGCAGCTCTCGTCGGCCTTATCGAACGGCTTCTTCTCCCACGTAGCCAGCCCGTACCTCTTGGACGCTTCGGCCGCGGAGAAGATGGTCGCACCCTTGTCTTCGCCAACGCCAGACGGTTCCATGCAACGCTGGTTGTCGACATAGGCCATCATCGCCGACATGCGGGGCGGCTCTTTCCGCCATCGGTTCTGGATGCCGAGCAAGTAGCGAACCACCGAGGCCCGCATTTCACCCGAGCACATGCCGATCCCGTCCTGGTCCTCGATCAGCGAGTGCTTTCGCTGGTCGACTTCCCGCGGCACCTTGTAATAGCGGTAGTGCGACAGGTCGAACCGCTGCTGCGTCCGCAACAAGCCGGCGTGGTTCTCGGCGGGTTGGTTCCATCCGTAGGAGAATTCGAAGCTCACGACACTCTCCTTCGGGCTGGCGGAGGCGGCGCAGCAATGGGATGTTGCGTCCGAGGCGGTTGCGGACTACCGCACTTCGCACATCGCTGTGAGAAGCACGACTGTCCGCAGTAAGGACAGACGTTCCGGTGTTGTTCGACGGGCGCTGACGGTGCGGGTCCGTTCCAACTCACGACGGAATCCTCCCGGCGTTCTGCGGAGAAGATGCTGCGACCGGAGGCGAAGAAGGGTTAGGACTTTCGGTGGCTCCGGCCGCAGCCACGTTCGCCGAATCGGATCGAACGCCACCATGGACGATCGACGCGGTATCGGTGGCGACGTCATGCGCGAGCTTTTTCAGCGCCGCGATTTCGTTGGCCGAGAAGTTGCCGGCGGAACTGGACGCGGCCGAGCTCGTGGCGCTGACGTTCGTTGCTGCGCTCTTGGCCTGGGCCGACAGCCACGCGAACGGCTTGTAGACCAGCCACAACAGGCCCTGCGGGAGCGTCGCGCCGTCGTGGAGAATGGCGTAGGCCGCGATCATCAAATAGCAGATCGCCACCGTCGCCAGGCACGACAACAGCTCGGGCGCGCAGTAGACGAGCGCCGTCGTCATAACTGCGGCTCCCCTTCCACGGCCATGCGGAATTCAGCGCTCAGGTGCGCGTAATTGGGCTTCTCCCCCTTGTCTTCGAAGTCCTTCTTGATTCCGCTGGCCGCCCGGTCGTGTGCCTTCAAAAACATCTGGTCGAACCACTTGCGGTCGACCGGGTCGCCTTTTCCTTGTCGGCGATCAGCTTCGGCATAGACGGTCGCCAGGTTGTCGGCATAGCTGTCGAGGAAGTCCTCCACTCGCTCGTTGCGGATGCGGTGGTGGTGATGGCGATCGTGGTCCGGATCCCACGGCTCGGGCCGATGGTGGGGCTCGGGAATCCAATGTGGCCCGAACGGGCTCCAGTGTCCGACGTCGGAGATCACGGCCCTGACGAGGATCACGCCCATAATCAGAAACATGACCATGACGACAATCACGGCGCCGCAGCCGATCGCCAACACGGACGGTCCTGAGTTTTGATTCTGCTCTGCCATTCTGCACCTACTGCTGGGTTTTCGGTCTGCGATGCCACGGTCGCCGTTTGGGTTCGGCTGCCGACTGCGGTTCGACCGGCGTGAGCGCGGCAGCGGGCACGATCGGCACGACAGCCACGGGAGGATGCTCGGTTGCCAGTTCCTTGACGCCCTCTTTCGCCTTCTCCTTGATCACCTCCTTCACGGACGCCGTGGTGTCGCGCGACACCTTGTTGACGTTCGCTTCCACACGGCCTGCCACCTCGTGCAGCGTGCGGCGCGTCCTGAACCCCTGCCAGGCGTTGTAGGCCATGATGAGCGGAATCATCGTGCCGGTCAGACCACCCATCACGTATGGGATGCTCTCCTTGTAGACGAACATGAGCCTGACCAACGCCCCGGTCACAACAATCAGCACTAGGAAGATCGCGACCGACAACGGGCCGCCGACCGGATCCGTCCAGCTCTTGTTGATGGCGCGCCGCTCTTCCTGCGGAGCCGTGGCGCCACCTTCCGTCTGGTTGATGATCACCTCGTCCGTGACGGGCGGCGGTTTGGGAGTGTCGTCTGTCACTGCACCGGCTTTCCGAAGACTTGCCACCCGAGCAAACCAATCACCACCCACAGCAGTACGTTGCCGCCCACGACGTAGTAGGACGGCCAGCTACTCCAGATTCCGAAGATGAGCCACAGGATCATGAGCACCCAGAACAGCACGCCTTTGGGCATCGCCTTACCCTCTACTTACGGAACACCAACAGGCTGATCACTGCGGTGGTCGCAATCATGATCGTGCAGAGCACGGTGATCACGGCCAGGATCTCTCTGCGAGTTACGAACGACGCCGTCTGGTCTGACAGGACCTGACGGAACTCGTTGACTGAATCGAACCGCTTTTCCGCCGCCGCCTCTGCCTTGCTGACAGCGAGTTGAGCGGCTGAAAGAGCCAGGTTCGTTGCCTCCTTCTGATCTCGAAACATCTGCTCGTACCGTCGGTCCTTTTCCCTCAGCAGCTCGTGCATGTCGTTGACACGGTCGTCCAGAATTGACTTGACTTGGTTTGCGGTCCAATCGTCTGCCATTCCGGACTCTCATGATTTCACTTCACTTCTTTTCCTCGGTCTCAGGTGCGGACGGCGTCATAAATCCGCGGCGCGTCGTGGCCAGCCTGCTCGACAAGGTCTGGATGTCTCGCTTGACGTCCCCCACCTCTCGTTTGACGTCGATCACTTCCTTCCTGGTCTCTGCCACGTCGTGCTTCACCTCGATCACGGTGTCGTGCGTGTACTGAGCGTTGATCTCGATCGTCGTCGTCCGGTTGTTGATCGTCCAAATGAACCCCGCCAACGCGACCGCGACAAGCACCCCCAATCCAATGGCCCGGCCGACGGACGTTCTCAGCAACCAATCCTTGTCGCGTTGAGGCATGCCGAACTCGATGGCGAGTCCAGGCTTTTTCTGCCTCTCGGCTAGACGTTCGAGAATGTGGTCCAGCTGGTCGTCGCTCAGCATGAGCTGATTCACCGCTCGGTGCTCTCCCTGCTTCGGGTTTCGCTCTGAATCCTTTCAGTCCGTCACAGAGATAGTTGGTGGTGTGACGCACTCTGGGAGGAAGAACCCAACGGCCGAAGGGAGTCGAAAGTCTCCGACCGCCGGGGTTCCTCTAACTCGGCAACCGCCCCAGCTCGGCCACCGCGAAGCGACTACTTGGCCGGCGCTTTGCTCGGAGCGGGGCTCGTCACGTTCGCCGGCAGCGGAGCCGGCTTGGCAACCGCGCTCGGCGTGGCCTGCGTTGCCGCCGCGTGGACGTTTTGCACGTGGCTCGACAGGCTGGTCACCAGCGCGCTCCAGGCCTGCCGCTCTTGCTGCTGGGCGGCCGTGAGATTGTTTTGCGCGGCGCGGATTTGATTCTCGGCCGACGTGGTCACCGCCTGAAGCTTGTCGTACGCCTCTGCCGTCAACTTGCGGCATGTCTCCAGGTTGTCCGCGTTGGCCTTGGTGGGGTCTTCGCCACCCACCGGCGTGCCCGTGGTCTCGGCCGTGGTCGGCGTGACGGGTGTGGCGGGGGGCGTGGTCGACGGCGCGCTGGCCGGTCCGGCGTTGGCTGGTGTGGTTCCTGTGCTCATACAACTGGCTCCTGTGCGATGCGATTGATCGAGGAGAGATCTGAGAGCCAGTATAGACCGCGATGTGCTAGCTGCTAGCTACTGCCTCAATATATTCGTTCTACTATGTTTCACTATGTTAGCAAGACTACGCTGTCTACTAATTATTGAATCGACACCCGACAGGCCGGGTCAATCAGCCGCAGCGCCGGATCGGTGTCAGGTCCGAGAATCGCCTGCTCGTTACCCAGCATACCGTACGTTGCCGGCACAGACACCACGGGCGCGACGCCGCGCAAAGCCGGGTTGTGGAATTTGTCCATTTGCTCCTGCACGCCCACACACATCACTTCGTCGAAGCGGCCGTCGTACGGATCGTTGTAGGTTCCGTACGGCGAACCTTCGCTGAAGATTTCGCTGTGCATCCACGAATACATGGCCGCGATCTGCACGCCCTGCACTACCATCGCGTGCGTCCCGGACGCCATCCCCAGACAGCGTTCGTGGTTGGGGTCTTGGAGGTTCTTGCCGTTGACTCTGTACTGGGTCACAAAGCCGTACTCGGTCACCGCCTGCGGAGGGCCCCAGCCACCACCCGCAATGCGGGCTGCGAATCGCGATCGCTTGTCCGTAGTCCGTGCGTCCACCAGAAACTTGTTCCACGACGGCAAGCCGTTCTCCGTCGCCTCTTCGTACGAGTAGCAGTGCTGATCGACGATATCACCCATGGCAATCTGGTTGGCGAACATCGAGTACGGCCCGGCGCCGAAATGGTTGCTCGTCACGATGAGCGCATGGCTGTTCGCGCGGGCGACCGCCACCATCGGAGCCAGCCACGCCGCTTCGCGGTAGATCGCGTACTGCACGTGCTCCTGCGCGCCGGGCTTCGTGATCCCGTATGAAGCCCAGAAGGCTGCCGAGTCGGCGGCGAACGCCGCTTGCAACTGCGGGTGCGCGGAGTAACCCCACGTTGCGGTAAACGTCAGGCCGCGCTCGTTGGTGATGCCGACAAACACCAAGCCCGGTCCGTAGCCGATCGGCACGTTGGTATAGGGATTGACGGCCGTCAGCACTTGCGTGACGAACTGGGCTTGGAGCGTTTGGAGCACGCCCGGATATGCGGCCCACGGCAGCACTTCGCCCATTTGCTGTGACGTGAACGCGCTCGACACACACTCCAAGAACAACGGGTCGGTTGTCCCCGGGGCGTCGGCCGGCACACACACGCGGCCGTAATGCAGGTCCAGCGAATAGCTGATGCCTGCCTGCTCCAAGAGCATGATGAAATAACTGAGGGCCTGGACCTTCACTGGATCGAGCGCCGTGGTACTGCCCGCCGCGAAGATCGGCGAGTAGGTCAGGTCGATGCCGTGAATGCGACAGAAGCTGAAGTGGGCCCGCTTCATGTTCGCCACTTGCGCGGCGACCACAGCCTCTTGGGCTGGATCCATCGCCATCGTCCCGGCCTTGGGATTGAGCAGTCCGCAGATGGCCGAGAAGTCCGCGTTGACGCCGCCGAAGAGGACGGGCGTCGTGCCGCGGACGAGCTGGCCCTTGACGACCGTCACCGGCCCGGCCGAGAACGGCACGTAGGGAAACGGATTCGGCACGTCGGAGAATTCGTAAGTGGAGAGTGGGCTGGCTGCGATCATGTGTTGTTCCGTGTGAGAATCGTTCGTATCTGTTTGCAACAGTGGGCCGCTTCGGCGTCGTAGCCGGGCAGCGCCTTCGCTATCTCCCCCAGCACCTTGCGCAGCCGCTCGGCTTCCCTGGAGTCTCTCTGCTGCAATTGCATGAGCAGTCGCCAGCGAGTTTCGTTGTCGTTGTTGATTCCCAGGGGCGTGTTGCAGGGGCAACCGTCAGTCACCCAGGCGTTGTCGAGCAGCAACGGCTTCCCGCATCCGAGACAATTGTCCGACGCCGTTGGGAATCCGCCGATAACGTCAGCGCGAGTCTCGTTGGTCATTGGTAGTCCTTGGCGTGTTTAGTCGCCCATTTCTCGAACGCCTTGAATCCGTCCGTGTTCCACCAGTCGTTGAACATCTCGGCGTCAACGTCGTTAACGAACGACAGGAATATCTCGTGCTCGTGGATGCTGCGGTCGATTTCACGAGGACTGTCGGGCATCTCCACGGTCAACGCTCCAGGATCAGGTGATGTGGCGGGTGAAAATCGCCTGCTGACAGTGAGGGCAGTCGCCGATGTACGCGGACTCCATGCCGTCATCGAATCTACGGTCGTTCTCGTCATCGACCTTCACCGACGACACGAAATCGCCCTTAAAGACGACGCCGACCAGCTCGTGCAGGCGCAAGTATTGCTCGCAGCACTCGCACTGAACGGTCTCGCTTGGTCGCAGTCCAGACGGCTTTTTGCGTGCCATTCACTGGCTCCTTAGTCGGCTTTGATTTGGTTTCCGTACCCGGCTCGCTCCGACGCGGTGATGTAGACCTTTGCAGGCACGAAAGACGCGATTTTTCTCAGCTTGAGATTCTCGTTACTCAGCCGCTCGGCTTCGGACGGTTGGGCGGCGGGAGCGTCGGAGAGTGCGGCAACCAGCTTTCGGTACACGCGATAAAAGTAGATGCTCGCGTAGGTCGTTCCGCCTGCACGGCCTTCGTGGAAATTCCAACCGTACATATCGCCTTCGGCCTTCCACCGATTTGCTTCGGTGTGGGCGTCCTGGGTTTCTTTCAGTCGTTCCTCGTTGGCCGCCTTAAACTCGTCTTTCAGGCTGGTCAGCACTGTTCGCATCGCCGCAACCGCGTCGTCCCGCTCCTTCGTCAGCGTGGCGATTTGCATGTCCTTCGCGTCGAGTTCGGCCGTTCTGTGGTCGTGAAGCCGTTCCCATGTGGCCGCTCTGTCGGTCGCCTCTTTGAGCTTGGCGGCAAGGGCGGAGCTTTCGGCCTTGAGTCGCTTGATTTCGTCGATGCACTGATCCAGCTCGAAGCGATCGTCGAACCGGTTTTCTTCTGGAAGGTTCATCGTTCAATTCCCTCTCAATGGATCGTCAGGCCCGCAATCCTTATCAGGTGATACATCCTTAGGACCGCCTGATCGCGCCGGTGCTGTGGGAGTTTCCGGCCTACATGGCAGACAGTTTCGGCAGCCCTGGATGGACGATCCCCGCGCCGAACCCACAACAATCCAATGAGCACGCATCGCGATTGCCGCGCTTCTGCCGTTCTGGTTTCGTCAGTCCACCACTGCCCACACAATGGCCGGTAAAGCCTGAGATATTTTTCGCGTTCAGCGGCTATAAATTCGTCGAGTGGGTGGCGCTCATTTCGGGATTCCCACGCGGCGATGATGGCTGCCGATTCGCAACTTTGGATTTCAGCCGATCTGTCGGTTCCCAGAATTGCCGCCGAGGTCTCAATCACCGAAGCTGCTGCCCATGCCTTCTCAATCTCCGCGATCCGCTCTTCGCTCAGGGGGCCGTTCATGGCGTGGGCTCCTGTCCGTCCTCGTGATCCTTCATCCGCTTGATTTTCCGCCTCAGCACGTGCACACCCTTCTTGATCGCGCCCTGGATAATGCGACTGCTGCGCTTTGCGCCGCGAATCCGTCCCTCGACAGCAGCACGAACGACAGATAGTTCTTCGCGGTCGAACTTGTGTTTACTCATCTCCATAGCCGATCGCCTCCAAGGCTTCATCAACGTCAGCGTAAGCCGCCGTCGGCTGACTCCCGTTGTGCACGAGCACCGCCGCCAGTACGTGCCGCCAGACCAGACGCACGAGCAGCCTGTCTAACTTATTCAGATCTTCCGGGCTGGGATCTGGTAGGTTGCCTTCCATCGTTCTCGTCTCCGTTGCGATGAAGCGATCCGCGCCTATGCTTGGCTCATTCCGTGAACTCGGCCAAGACAGAGCCGTCTTCGGCGTAATAGGTCATCATCCAATTCGGGTGGCAGTTCATTGGGAAATCCACCCCGTCGAACAGCACGTCGAAGTTTCCCGATTCGTTGTGACCGACTATCGCTCCCGGCCTTCCATTTACGGTCACCCGCATGCCGACCTTCGCGAATGGAACACCGCGGCTTCGCGCGACACGCTTGAAGTCATCGCTGGATTGCGGCGCCCCGAGCGATCGGCAACGGATGTCCTGATACTTGGCGTCAGGGCACGGATCCCGAATGAACGAGAGATACTGCGACTTGGCCTTTCCTGAGGTCCTGGCGACGATCCGCGTCCCGTGATCGTTGCCCTTTAGGCGACACTCGAAAGTTTGCATAAAATCTCTCTCGGTGCGATCACCTCCGCGCCCGCTTCGCCAAGTCGGCTCACGGGCCACGGAGAGGAGATGGGGAATCAGTTGCCCGGCGCACCATCGGCCTTCGGCGCGCTCGGATTTGGATACGTCGCCTGCGCTGAGTCGATGAACCATTGCCTGTATCCGGGCGACAGGACTTCGAGATCCTTGTTGAGTCGCCTGAGCACCTTGTAGGCGTCGAGCAATTCATCCTTGCCGTCCGCTGGCGGAATGGGTTGCGTCTTACTCGTCTGCGTCGCTGTCGCCGTCATCGTCCCGTTCTCCGATCTTGTAAATGCGTTTAGGAGTCTTTCTCGTCGAGTTAGGCTTGTCATTTCCAAATCCAATTCCCGTTCCAACAACGTCGTTGCCGGTCAGGTCCACGAACACGCTCAGCCGCTTCTTAATTGTCTTTGCCGTCTCTTCCACGGACGCCAGGCGGTCCAGCCACTTTGCGGGGCTGCCGAGCATCTCAGGCACGTCCATGTCCGCCACTGGGCACTTGTGCGACACGGGGCAGATCCGGCACTTCTCGGCCGTCGGTCGCGTCTCGGCCTTGGCGGGAATGGCGTCTTTCCAGCGCAGCCAGTCTCCGATCGCGGACAGCACGCGGGATTCGATTGGCTTCAGGCGGTCGCGGCGAAACTCGGTCGCCCAGCTCGGACCGTTGCTGCGACGGCTCCAGATCCGCGTGCGAAGCGCCTGAATCTCGGGGTAGTTCCCGAACACCAGAAGGGCGTGCAACTGAAACTGGAACGATTCCTGAACGCTCTCCGGGCTCCACGGCTTCCAGCCCGTTTTCCAGTCCATCTCCTCAATGACTTCCGGGCTCGCGGTCGAGTAGAGCACGTCGAGTTCGCTGGTCACGCGCACCGTCTGATCGGCCACCGTGAAATCCAGTGAGAGCTGTCCGCTGCGATCCCCGCGCCCCCCGTCAAACCTGAGAATGTTTGATGCGTGGAGACGCCAGAGCCAATCGGAGAACGGCCAGACCGATGATGCGAACGCCTTGACGACTTGAGGCTGCACATCGGGACGCGCCGCACGGAGGTTCGTGTGTAGCTCTTCCTGGATCACCTTTCGGTCCATCGATCCGCCGGAACCGATGTAAAGATCGATTGCGTCGCTGATCGCCTTGTGGACTTCTTCCCCGACCACAGCAATTTCACCAACAGTGCGGCCGATCCCCGACTCCCGCAGCAATGACTGCGCTGGGCAGTTGCAGAAGCCTTCCAGTGTGGACCGATCGACGGTTAAAACATCGTCTTCGATTTCGAGGGGCATCCCGGCTCTCCTGATTGTGGCGTGGGTTCCGGAGCGCGGCCCATGCCGCTCTCTTCGTCGAGCATCCCGTGGGCGAAGTCGATCTTTTTGACGTTCCACGACGACAGGCTACGGCTCTTGTTGGGATCCGCCACTCCAGCCGCCTGAGCGAATCGCGCCCAAGCCAGTTCGTCGTCTGGCGACTTGCCGTTGCCCGAGCGAATCGCTTTCCAGCGGTCAACGAGGCCCTTGAGCTGTTCGACCGTGGCCCGCTCGGAGCGCGCATGGACCTTGGGCTTGGTTTCGTCCGGCGTGGGATTGCCGTGTTGCTCCGGCTGACCGAGCGCCCCTTCCTCAAGATCCTGCGTAAATAGGTCGGTTAGCGCCCACGCGCTGAGCACGGCATCGACGTGAGCGCACTTCTTCGCCATCTTGATCGCATTGTTCGCGTCGCCTCCCTTGTCCCCGACCTTTCGGATTCCGCGGCCTTCGCCGAGCAATTCGCCCGTCGCCCTCGAATAGAGGTGGCACGCGAAAACAAAGGTTCCGTCCGGCTTGCCGAGTTGGCGCCATGCCATCAGGTCGGCCTTGTATTCATCGCGCGCCCCCATGAGGTCGCACACGAAATTTGCGCCGGCCTTGTAAAGCGAGGGCTTGGGAGTCCACTGCTTGGGGTTCACGACGTCGTCGCGATTCTTGCGACTGTTCCAAACCAGGAAATTCCCTTCTCCGTCCGTCCGCGGCGTGAGCCCCGGCGGGAACCCGAAATGGATTCCTTCGACCAGGTGCGATCGCAGCCAGTCACGGAACGCCTTGCGCCGCTCGGAATACTCCGCCAGGCCGGCCCGCATCGTCTCGACGGGCATCAGCATGAAGCCGGCGCGCATGTCTCGCAGTGGCCCGGTCGGGATGGAAATTGCTGTCGTTTCAATGATCTCACCGTTGGCCATGTCTTCCGTCTCCGATGTGCACTTCTCAGCGTGAACGCATCCCAGCGACAATCGGCCTCGCTGCCACTAACCAGTCAACAAAGCCCTAAAACGGCAGCGCGATCTTCTCGTAGCGCTCCATCAGCTCGCCGCGAACGTGGACAAGCTGAGCGGCGTCAAGGGCGTGCTGACGGATGCACTTGTCGAGAGTCTTAATCGCCTCGTATAGCGCGTCCTCTTCGGTCTCATACAGATCGTCGAGGTCGAGTTCTTCCGGCTCACCGTCAGGTGTCTGCTTTGGCATTCCTGGAGCCGTGATCGCAAGGTGCTCGCCCTCATCGCGCACTGTGCCCGCATATATCGCCTCGCCGTTCTCCGCTGGAATCCAGCACGGTTTCTCTTTCATTCCGTTTCTCCTCTCTCGCAGCCCCCTCATCACTTCCGAGTGAGCCCACCGGGACACGTCGAACTTGAGACGCTCAAACAGCACATCGAACCAGCCCAGGAACGGCACGCCGGTCAGCGCCTCGATCGCCGCTGTGTCCAACTCCCCCTTGCGCCACTTCACGCACAGCGACAACACGCGACCGTCGATGGTGAACCGCTCGGCCCAGTCGTGGATCTGCCGGCGGACACAAATCAAATTGGTCACGATGTCAGCCCGGCAGTTGGTCAGGATGTGATGCGGGTCGATTGGGTCGTCGTGGCCCACGAGCGCCTGCAGTCCGTTCTCGGTTGGCAAGTAGTCCTCGGGGAAGAACACCGACAGCTCGCACTGAGGATTGGCGCGCCGGTACGCCTGTCGCGCCCTGAGGTTGATGCCCGGGCGGGGCTTCCCTCGGCGGCGCGGGAGCGGCTTGGTGCTGCGTGGCATGGGTGTACGCTTCACGGCTGAACCCTTTTGAACGTGATCGCCCAGACCCACGGATTCGACTCCCACGGGAAGCCGCGCTTGGCGTTCAGGTGGTTCCAAGTGTTTTGAAACAGGAACCGGGCCGACAGGCCAATCAGGCAGGTGCGCCCAATCCAATATTCGCGCCCATCCGATGGCAACCCCTCTGCCACGGCGTCCGCTTCGCTGATTTCCTGCAACCGCTGCACGCGAACGTCGGTGATTTCGAGCGTGATGCGCGAGAATCGGCGCGGCATGTGGATTGACGGTCTCCACGGGACAAGTTCGCCGCGATGATTTCTGGGCCGCGCATCGGTCGCAGCAAAATGCACTCGCTCGACCAGAGAATGACCTTTGGCACCGAGAATCGGGCCGGTCCACGTCTCGCGTACCCACAGCCGGTCGCCAACAGAAGGCTGTCTCGGGACCCTCTCACACGAGCAACCGCCGTTCGCGGACTGAAACGCGAAGCCTCCGCAGTATCCGCAATCGGTCTGGACTCCGAACTGCGGTTGCGGCTTAATCACCCTCCGGGTCTGCGTCTTGCGACCGTCCAGGATGGGACAGACCATCGGACCCGAAAACAGGATCGGCCGCTCGTTGACGGCTGTTGCGCTCATGTGTCTTACCATTCCCGGCGTCTCACCTGGCTGGCGATGTCCAACCGGATCTTGCCCGCGAACATCGTCACGTCGCCCCTGTGGTCCACCTCGACGGTCGCCACGACTCCGGCATCCGGACGCGCGATGTCGAAGACGTTGGCCATGACGTTGCGCTGCGCGACTTTGCAGCCGTGGTCGCCCTGGAAGTCGTCGGCCAAGTCCCGCAGCAGATTGGCCAGCGTGCCGGCGTGCAGCTTGGACGCGCGACCGACGAAGGCCGTGCCATCGGTGAGCACCTTCCACCGCAGCCCGATATGACGGACCAACGCCGCAGCCGTGGACTCGGGGCCGTTCACTGCGACCGGGGCGATGCGCTTGCGTTGCAGCACGATTCGTCTCCGTGTGGTCCACCACGGATTCCGCCAGCGGGGCGGAGAAGCGGGTGGTACTTGTTTGGCCTGAGGCGTGTCGGATCGGCTATCAAACCGATCGACGGCCTGATGATACACTAAAGTGTAGTATCGGACAAGGGCAAAATTGACATAAATCGCCTTGTTCTGCTAAATTGACGCAAGCCGTTACCGACGCTTCGGTTCGGCTCTCTCTTATGTGCGGGCAACCGCAACGCTTGGTCGCTTAGCTCAGTTTGGTTAGAGCGCCACGTTGACATGCCTGCAAGCCGGCTGCCCACAACGGCGCCCTCGTTCTGAGCCCATCGACCGCAACGCCGCTTTCGTCGCGCGCTCGAAAACCAGTCCAGATTGTGAGGGGCACTCCGAATGGCGCAGTCACCGTCAAACACACCACACCTCGACAAGATCAAAGACCTCGAATCATCCTCTTCCGGAGACATCAAAGAAATCTGCGGCGCGATCATTGAGCTGCAAGGCCTGATGCGATCGATCGCCGAAGAGGAAGCCGCGGAAGCCGCTAGTAAGGTCGTCGCGAGGGCGGGCTAAACGGCGCCTTCCAAAGAAATATCTGCGGCAGTCCGCGTCGCTCGCGAGACGACGCACGGGTGATTGGTACTTGAGCCCGCTATCAAGGGCTGTCGCAGATTCTTGTCTTTGATCTTGCGGATTGCAACACCAAAGTGTATTAGATGGAAGCATGATTGCCGTGCTCACGGAAGCCGAAGCCAAAAAGATCGTAGCGAAAAACGTGGTCAGCCGTCTCGACGAGCTGGGCCATTCCCGCTACTGGCTTGCCAAGCAAACGGGCGAGCATCAGAGCACGATCGGAAACGTCTGCCATGGGAAGAAATGCTGCAGCGCGGCACTCTTGGCTCGCATTGCTGAAGCCATCGGCCTGACTCCCAACGATCTTCTCGATAGAAAAACTTCCCGCAATTCAAAAAAACCAGCGAAGAGCACTTGACGCGCTACACTAAAGTGGTGTAGTGTCTCCCGCGTCGTCGAGTTTGATAGCTCGGCGATGAACGGTTTGTAACAAGTACCGCCTCTCGTCCCCGCTACTTTGCGTGGGCCTGTCGCGGTTGCGACGGAACATCCGGCATAACCGCGATTCACCAATCCGCGTTTTTGCCGGAAGCTGGAGCGCGCTGAGGGATGCGAGCGCATTTTCACGGGATGATCGCAAACTTTGGCATCGGATGCCGATCGGCATCCCGCCATGATTTCGGCTCATTTTGCTGTCCGTCAGGCCTCAGAAAATTTCTACATCCCATCTGTTCCGGGGCTCTCGTCGGCAACCAGGCGCAAGCTGAACCACCAGTGGAATCGGTGGGAGCGCTCAACGTCCAACCCTGCGATCCAGCAAATTGGCCGGCAGACGTTCGCCGATTTCCGCGCCGCTGGGCTGGAAGCAAAGCTGTCGCCTGTAACGATCGAGGGCGTTGTCAGCGACGTTCGAACAGTCCTGAAATCCTGCGTCGACGCTGGAATTCTGGATGCACTTCCGCCCCCAGGCAGGAGGCTTCGTCGAATCGATCGCGTCAAGGCGACGCCATCGGTCGAAGATGTTTCACGGATGATCGCGCGGGCAAACTGCGCCACATGGCCCCGGCATCCCAGAGTGACCGCGGCCGATTGGTGGCGATGTTGCTTGGGGGCGGCTTTCTTCACCGCACTGCGGAGGACCGATCTTCTGATTCGGCCAATCGCCGATTTTCGTGGCGAGTCGTTCTCAATTACTCAAGAGAAAACCGGCCGCGTCGTGACCGTTCCGAATCACGACGTGCTCCGCAAGCTCGCCAAAAAAATGCCGCTGGAAAGTCTCGGCGGACTTGGATCCGCAAAACAACAGCGACGCGAGCTGAAGCGAATCTGCGAAGCCGCGAGTGTCGGGCCGTTTACTCTGCAATCGATTCGTCGCTGTGCGTCGCGGTCATGGGAACGAGCGCGAGCGGGTTGCGGTCCACTAATTCTCGGACACGCAATTCGCGGAGCGGCGCGATTCTATCTCAGCCCGGACGAGATTCTATTCGAGGCCGTTTCGCGCCTCGATTATCCCGACGCGCTCGGCAAGCCGAAGGTTGCGCGGGACGAGCCACGACTGCTCAAGGCGTTCCGTCGGTTGGACGCAAAAGAGGCCGCGAAGGCTGTTCGGCTCGTCGAGTCGTTGGGCGACTGATCGGCGGTGGCTGATGACGCTCACCGATCGCGACAACGTCCTGGACTGCATCGCGAAGGGCCGGCACGTTTCGCTCTCTGGTGAAGAGCACTGGGCGTCTAGGTTGAGCGCCGATCAGGTTTTGGAAATCCGCCGGCTGCGCCTCGAAGGGATGCCTTACACCGAAATCGCCCCGCTGTTTTCTATATCGGCGACAACCGCGAGGGACGTGGTCACGCGTACGTGGAGGCACGTAGCGTGATGAAACCGATACGAGATCGGAACCATCTACCCCGGGGCGATGCCCGCGAACGCTTGGCTCTGCGAACCAGGCATCGCTCCCGGGATTTCAAATGACGGGGAGTGGAGCAGTGGTAGCTCGCGAGGCTCATAACCTCGAGGTCGGGGGTTCAATTCCCTCCTCCCCTAATTGCAGGCGAGACCGGGAGAACGCCGGGCCTTCCGATTGGTCGGCAGAGTTGTGGCTAGAGACCACGATACAGGCGTGACAAGCCGGGAGAGACCGGCGCTTTTACGCGAGCCACGCGGCGCAACCTCACTCAGCCAGAAGGCATGGTGGCCTGCCGGCAGACGGTGCGTCCGTGGCTACGCGATTCGAAGGACCATTGTGCAATTTGCGACTAGCCTGCGGACGGAGGTGAAAAAGTGACCATAGACAGTGCCATCAAGTGGCACGGTGGCAAGAGCTATCTTGCCAAACGGATCGTCGGACTTTTTCCGCCGCATCTGCATTACGTCGAGCCATTCTTCGGTGGCGGCGCTGTGCTGTTTGCTCGCGATTCAGGCCGCGATTGGCTCGGCGAAGGCCAGCCGTCATCGCTGCGCGGTGGCGCTGAAGTTGTCAACGACCTCAACGGCAGGCTTGTGAACTTCTGGCGCGTCATCGCCGATCGCGATGCATTCCAAGAGTTTGTCCGGCTGGTTGAATTGACTCCGGTTGGGCAGGACACCTTCGATTCCGCGAAGGATCTCTGTGCCGACTCGGTGCGCGACGCCGTCGCGTTCTTCGTGCGCAATAGGCAGTCGCGCCAGGGGCTCGGCAAGGACTTCGCCACGCTCTCACGCAACCGCACACGGCGCGGCATGAATGAGCAGGTGTCGGCGTGGCTCAGCGCAATTGACGGGCTCCCCGAGATCCACGAGCGGCTGCAACGGATCGTCATTTTGAACGCGGATGCGATCAAGGTGATTGAGCAGCAAGACGGCCCGCTGAGCCTGTTCTATTGCGACCCGCCCTACCTGCACGAAACCAGGTCGTCAACCGGAGAGTACGGCAATCACGAAATGACCGTCGAGCAGCATCGGAGATTGCTTGAATGCCTGTCTCGGATTCAGGGCAAGTTCGTGCTTTCCGGCTATCCGAGCGGGCTCTATTCCGAATTCAAAGCGCGATTCGGCTGGCATCTCGTGGAAATCACGATCGACAACAAGGCCAGCTCGAAGAAAGAGAAGCCACAGAAAACAGAGTGCCTTTTGATGAACTATCAGCCCGCAAAATCGTGACTCCCGCTCCCGACGACGAATCGACCGAATGCCGCACACCACGTCTCACACAGGAGCCATTGCCATGACCAGAAGCGGGTACGTAGACGAGTCCGAGCACCTCGAACTTTATCGCGCCAACGTCGAGCGATCGATTCAAGGCAAGCGCGGCCAAGCATTCCTGCGCGAGCTGGCCGAAGCGCTCGACGCGATGCCGGTCAAGGAACTGATCCCCAACAGGCTAGTGGTCCCTTCGGTCGGCGTCTGTGCCATCGGGGCCGTCTGCCGAGCTCGCCGGTTGGACGTGTCGGAAGTGGACTACTACGACCCGGAAAGCGTCGGCAACGCGGTCGGAATCTCACGCATCATGGCCGCAGAGATCGAGTACATGAACGACGAATGGGCTGGACGCCGGGAGACACCCACAGAGCGTTGGACTCGAATGCGGAAATGGGTCGACGATCAAATCAATTCCCTCTAACCCACGGAAGGACGGTGCCTCTTGTTAGTTTCTGACCCGCAGAAAGCTGAAACGCTGCCGATCGAACGCATCCTCGAATTGCTGGAAAAGATGAACGACCGGCCCGAGGGGCTGCCGCATCAAATCGTGCTGTACTCAGACTTTTCCGGGCACGTGCAAACGTCGGATGGCCCTGTATTCGATTTCAATTCCCCGCAGGCCCTCGAACGGGAATCGGCCATTTATCTGGCCCCAGCCGTCGAATGCGACGACAAGGCCCTGGCGGCGCTCAAGGACCTCGTCAGGGTGATCCGGCAAGACGAGTTGATGCCCGACTCGTTGAGCTACATGAAACGCGCTCTGGAAGTCATCGCGGAATCGGAATCGCCGACTCAGGACTGAAAGGGAGAACGGATGCTCGTGCTTAGCAGAAAGAAAGGCGAAGAGATCGTCATCGACGAAAACATCACGATCAGCATCGTGGAGATCCGCGGCGACAAAGTCCGTTTGGGCATCACGGCGCCACGCGAGACGCCCATTCACCGTGCCGAAGTCTTCGAGCGGATCCGTGCCGGCGAAACGGAACGGCGTGAACCATGACCACGCTCATCGTTGCGGCGGCTTGCTGTCTCCAGGCAGTCGCGGTGTTTGTGCTCAAGCGGCAGATGAGGCGATAGCCGACCAATGGCGACATTTTACTTTGAAGCTCGCCCCCATCCCGCCGGACCTTATACCAAGGCATGTTTGCGATCCCCCGTCGATGCACCGACGGAGCGAGAGGGAATGGCCATGGCGCAGGCGATGGTGCGGAGCGTCTATCCGCCCGGGCGTCCGTGGGCGGTTTCCCTCCGGAATGAAAAACGCGAATGGGTCTGTGGTGAAACGATCCAATGGCAAGACGACGAGCGATTTCGCACGCCGCCGGAACCGGAGCCGACTTTTATGGGGGAAGGCATTTGAAACCCGCTGACATCCCCATCCACTTCACCCATGCCGAGCTGGGAGCCGTCAGCGCGCGGCTTGTCTTCCTGGCCACGCACCCACGCTGCGAACCGCGGGTCGGCGAGCTGTGCGAATGGATGCTGCCCCGCTTGGCAAAGAAGCTGGCCGGGCCCGGCGACACGTTGACAGCCACGTGCTCAGCCGAGGCGTGGGGCAAGTTGGTCAGTGCGCTGTCCTCGGGCGAAGCGGGCGGCGTGGCCAAAGCCATGTGGCAGGCGTGTGACAAGATTCGGGGGGCGTGTGCGATGCAGCAACAGGGGAGGGCGCAAGATGAAAGTCCAGTTCAAACTCAAACCGCTTGCCGAGGCGCTCGAGGTGGTTCGGCGCGCAGTTCCGAGCAAGACGGACAAAGAAGTCCTGAAGTACGTGAAGCTCGACGCGGATGCGCTGTCCGTGAGGCTTGCGGCCACCGACGGTGTGACCGGCGTGGTCTGCGAAGTGTCAGAGGCGATTGTCGAGTCACAGGGCGCGGCGCTGCTGTCCATGCGGGCCACAGAGGCCCTTCGCAGGCTGAGCGGCGACGATGTGACGATCGAGTTCGATGGCGACCACGTGAAGATTGCCGGGGGAAGCGACCGCTTCAAGCTGCAAGGCGCCGATCCTTTCGAGCACCCGCCAATCGGCTTCGACGCCGGGCCCAACAAATTCGACATTGAGTCGGACGTGCTGTCCCTCGGGCTTCGTCTGGCCACTGTGGCTTCCGACAAGAAGCCAGGCAGTCGATACGCGCTGGAAGGCGTCCACTTCGACTGCCAGGACGACGAGCTGATCCTGGTCGCGACCGACACCCACGTAATGACGGCGTTTCGCACAAAGGCGAAGGTCGAAAAATGGCCCGGCAGCGTGACGATTCCCGCAAGAGCCGTGTCGGCCGTCCAGTCAGCCATCAAGGCCAACGGCGGGACTGTGTCGGTCTGCATCGGCGATTCTCAGGCGTCGTTCCGCGTCGGCACCATGTCGGTTGTCACGCGGCTCCTGGACGGCCGATTCCCGAAGTGGCGCATCTTCCCGAACAAACACAAGGTCGCCGCCCAGTCGGTCGCTGGGCCGTTGTTGTCGGCGATTGAGCGGGCGTCGCTGCTCACCGAGGAAGATTCCCGCGGCGTGGACTTCGGGTTTGGCCGCGATGTGCTGACGCTCAAGACGCAGTCGGCCGACGTTGGCGAGTCGGAGATTTCGCTGCCGATCGTGCTCACTGGCGAGCCGCTCGAAATGCTGATCGATCCCCGGTGGTTCGCACTCTTTCTCAAGGAACTTCCACCCGAACAGTCCGTGCGTCTTGAGATGCTCGATGCAGACCATGCGGCGACGGTGAAGCTCGATGCCGATCCGCGCGTCGAATTCATGGTGATGCCGCTTAGCAGGATGAGGTGAATGGTGAACCAACGCGAAAAGGATTTGGAAACCGTCAAGCGGGCACAGTCACTGTCGCTGCCCTGGGAAATCGCCCCCGAGCACCCCGAGGACAGCCAGCGAGTTGAGGTGATTGACTCGGCCGGCAGATTGGTTTGCCGCGCAGACCAGTGGCATGCGGAGTTCATCGTGTCCGCCAGTCGGCTGCTGACCGACGAATCGCCGGCCGCGAAGGTCGCGGGCTGACGGAACGGAGATCGACTGAGCGATGGCTGGGAAGCCTGTACGCTGGACGCAATGGTTCTTCTCGGACTGGCGCAATGACGCCGGAGTCCGAAGCGTGTCGTTGGAGGCGCGTGGCCTCTGGATCGACATGCTCGCGTTAATGGACGAGTCACCTCGTCGGGGTTACCTCCAACAAGCAAACGGCAGGCCAATGACCGTCGAGCAGCTCGCCATCGCGGCCGGCTCATCCGCTGTCACCGTCTCCCGGCTGTTGCAGGAACTTGAAGACGCTGGGGTGTATTCCTCCGACGCGACAAAAACCATTTACAACCGACGGATGACGCGAGACCTCTCAGCGAGGGAAAGAGGGGCCTGCAATCGCAATGTCCGGCGATTGTCCAGGCATGGTCCGGCCAATGTCCGCAACGGACAAAAAACAGGGGGGAGTATTAGTCTTGGATCTGACTCTTCTGTTTCTTTGTCTGAAGATCCAATTCAAGACCAGACTTCGAATGCAAAGACTTTGGGAAGAAACGCGGAAGAGCTTTACCGACTGTATCCGCGCAAGGTGGGAAAAAAAGATGCACTGAAGGCGATCCTAAAAGCCCTGAAAGAGTGCGAATTTGAGGCGTTGCGTGAGGCGGTTCAGGAGTACGCGACGTCACCCGAGGGCCGTGGACAATACTGCCCGCATCCCGCGACTTGGTTCAACAAAGGCAGGTGGCACGATGACCGACGCGAATGGCAGAAATCGGGCGGAAAGTCCAGCAGCCTCAGATCCTCCCTCGACGAAGCCGAACATCGCCTTCAGGGACTTTAAGGCGCGGATGATCGGCTTGTTCTCGGCGATCGGCCGCGAGCTCGACGCGGATGGCTGGATCATGTGGTACCGCGTGTTGATGGACCTCCCGCTTTCCTGTCTCGACCAGGCGATTGTGCGGTGGCTGTCCGAAAACGATTCCGGGTTCCCCACGCCGGCCGCTCTGCGGAGACTGGCGCTGGAATACCGTGACGGTGAGGACGGGACCTATTGCGACGTGCTGGAGGACTTCTTCCGCACTAAGCGGAGGTTCGACCCGTTCTACGCGGGCGATCAGTTCATGCGAGCCCTGCAACCGCTCACGAGGCGATGCGTGGCTTCTTTGGGTGGTTGCGGGTGGGCCGCTGATTTGATGGTGGCCGACAGGCCGATTTGGACGGCCCAGCTCCGCGAAGTCGCGAAGACGCTATTGAGCCGGGAGCAGTCGTTGCGTCGATTGCCGGAAGAGTTGCGACCGAGGCTGCGTGTGCGTTCGGAAACGGCGGGGCTCCTGGCAGAGCGGATGTCAGTCCCACAGGGCGTCGTGATTGAAGCAGAAGCAGAATCGGCATGACGAAGCAGACGCGCGTTGGCGGGGTCGATGGGCGTGAAGGGGTAACTGGAGGGAACACATGGGAAAAGCCAAGGGGGCGGACGCGGAAGTTACGCCGATGGAGCCAACCGATCATTTGATCGCGGCAGGAGACCAACTCTATCGCATCGTGCGATGGCAGCTAATGAACGGAAGCTGGAACGAGCAGTTCATCGCGAACCGACTCGACGCACTTGCTCGCTGGACGTCGGCAAAGACAGCGTTCCGCAAAGAGTTCCAGGAACCGGTCACCTGAGGCCGCACCAGCATGTCCCGCCCACGCAAACAGCGCTGGCTCGGCCCAGTCTTCGATTCAAAGGGGGAACCGCCCGATCACCGGGTGCTACAACACGACGCCATTAGAACGCTGTCCGAGGTGGGCGAGATGCTGGGCCTGAGCGACAAGGCCGTGTGGAAAATCGAGCAGCAGGCGTTGGCCAAGCTGTGGACCGGGATTCAGGAACTGGGACCGTCGGAGCAAGTGGCTTGTCG